CCGCCACATGCAACCGGCAGCCGGCAACGACTTAGTTTAAACGGCATATTCGTGGAAATGAGCCGACCAACCAAAGAAAAGCAGTGGACGCCAACTCGATTGGCAATCAACGGCATATGGTTGCTAGAAGAGCAGATACCATCAACCAGAGACCAAGTCAGACAACTGATAGCTAGCAACGCCCCTCGGAAGTAGGCGCCCACCACCGCTGGCCCGGACCCTGGAGCCCGGACCCCCGCATAGCAGATTGCACCGGATGTGGCCTCCCACCAGCACCCACCCCAAGTTTCTTCATGGCGGCTTGTTTCTCAGCGCCCCGCATCAGATGCAGTCTACTCATCAACTCATATCTCTCGCGTTCATGCTCATCCATCTCGCGCCCACGGCCAATCTGGGTAATTGGCACGGTCCCATGCAGAGGAGTTGATACAAAGGACTCGTCGTCAATAATACCATTACTTTTCAGAGTGGTCAGGCAACCCGATAGCCATTGGTCGTATTCTAACTCGTCATCGTTCCAGAACGAGACCACTTTGGTCCCACGCGGCAGCGGTGGTTCATAAGCCAGGCCCACTCTCCCGAGCAGAGCCTTTTTTAACAATTTCTTCCTAACAACGACAGGATCGTGCCATGTGCCCGATAGTTCCTCGCCACTGATATACCATCCGGAGCGAGGCCCCCAGACCGCCATGCCCGCATGGTAGTCCAGTCTGTCTCCGACTCTCAGCCCAAGAGTGCCATTATATAAGAAAGGACAGGCATTCCTGGTGTCAAAGAAAACGTCGGGATCTATCCAACTAAACCGCTCCGTCTGCCATTCACAGATCTGGTGTAGTCTAGCCACGACAGGTCCTTATGAAGCACAATTTCTCACCACCGTAGTGTTTGCTATATCCATACCGGGCCGCGAATTCGGCCTCAGCGAGGCCGTTTTTGACAGCCCGATTATACAAGCTCTTCTTGTGCATGACGTAGCCGTCACTATCCACGTACCAATAATCGGCCGGGACCGTATGGTCCAGTTTAAAACCACAGGCCTTGTAAATCGTGCCGGTATGGCCAACGGTGCGATCGGCATAAGCCACCACAACCCCGGCGACCCCACGAATGGCCTTGCTGATCAACCAACTAGCGAAATTCTTCTTGTGGTACGATGGGTGGAGACAAAAGCGGGAAAGCTCAGTTACATCCCCAAGGTTCTGCCTAACGGGCGGGCTGAACACCACACACCCAACTAATTCTGCACCATGGTAGGCACCAACCACCTTGCCGCCCCGGCCTTTACCGATGTAATGGTAGGCATCAAGGAAAGATCTGAGATCCTTGGTCGGCACGTCCCCGAGTTCAATGTCGGAGAAATCGAAACCAACTGACGGGATCCCAAGTCCAAACTTCAACTTCAATCGGTCCAGGACCCGGTCTTTGGCATAAAACTCGTGCTCCCAGACATACATGATCTCATGGTCAGGGAAGTAACGATCGATGTAGGTGAACTTGGAACGGTCATTCTTCTGGGTGTTGGCCAACGAATGCCAGTAGTCCCCCTGGCATTCGATTAATAATTTCTTACCGTCGCTACGCTGGACCAGACAATCGAACACGTAATATCCGACGGTCGTCCCCGGCCCCTCTTTGAGGTATGTAATGCCCAGGTCATCCAGATATTTATATAATTGTAGTTGAATAGAACTGGGTTGCCCGGCTTGGGCAGCTCGCCGCTGGGCCATTAACTGCTTAACAGGGTCTGTATAACCGGCCCGCTGTTTTCTCCTATACTCTTCAGTCATCCAGATAGATCTTAGAGACTCCGATAGCTTTTGCAGTCTAGACTCATCAGCCCACAACGATCTGGAGAATTCACTACGCTTCTCTTTGGTAGACGCACGGGTTTCCGCCCACTTCTGTCGGTATTCAGGATCGGCCCACCTGGCTCTGGCCGATTCTGCCAACTTTTGCCGCCCAGCCGCCGATGGTTTGTTGGATGTGATTGTGAATTTACCGTCTTTGTGTCCCTGGACCATAGCACAGTGGTGGCAACGCCAGTTAGCGAATCGATCCGGTCGATACTGCTGGGTCTTGGTGACAGGGCAATCTATGCATTTGTATTCAACCATCTGCCCGGTTTTGTGGCGGCTTTTGGTCTTGACGCAAGACATGCAATGATGAGTGGTCTTTCGCTTAGCCACCGCATATAATTGCGGTCTGGGTTGTTTACACAACTCACAAACCACAATTATTTTGTCTTTGTTGTGGACCGAATCGGGAGTGGTGGTTGAGAGTGCCCAGTCTATCATAGTGATCTCCTACCACTATGATAGCACATCTACTGGGTTCTGTCAAGTTATCGCTTCTTGAAAGTGGCCCGGACTGGGACGGTCACTTTCTTCTTATCAAGGTCAAAATAATCGTTGATTTCGTTTACGAGCATTTTCTGATAGGCATCTTCGCCCAGCAGTTGGCGTTGCTTTTGGAGGGGGCGAATCCGCTTGTTCACCCCTTCCTGAATATTTAGGATGGCACCATGCACGGAAGGTTCTGCAACGATATCCCAAGTCACAAAAGCGTACCCAGGCATGACTCGGTAGACATCGTGCCCATTGTGTTCAACCACTTCCATGTCGCCGACGCCGCGTGAAGAAATCCCGACGCGCATTTTGTGCTCGAAGAGGCCGCGCAGCATGGCGCCGCATGGGAGGCGGTGCATGACTTCGGCTTCACCATACACCTTCTTGCCGTCCATCCAAACCTTGGTCATCAGATGGCTGATCCGGTCTAGGTGGATCTTGGCATCCGATGGATGGTCAAACTCGCCGGGGACGGCCCGGCCGCTGACATCCTCCTGAATACCGCGGACGGCCGGTTCGAGCACATCGCGGGTGCTGTAGAAACGGCCGTTGGCGTTCTCGGTGTCGCCGTTCTGGATCAGGCCACTGATCTTCATGACCGGCTCTTCACGGCCGCCGATCCCTTCTTTGATGGCGGTCTTAGCCTCGATCACCTGAAAGGACGAGGTATCACGAATCAACTGCAGGCCGGCTGGGATAATCCCAGTTTCGGCGATCAGGGTGCGATTGATCCGCAGGCCATCCCGCTCTGCCAGGCGGCCTTCTTGGAGCGTCCGCGATGGGTTCGTCTGGCCCGGAGTGACGATCCGGGCCAGAGTCCGTCGGCTCGGCAGCATTATTCTTCGCCTTTCTTCGCGGTGGGTGGGTTGGTACCGCTACCGTCATCGACCTTCAGGTCAGGTCCAATGCCTTCGAGCTTGTCGTTGGTCTTACTCGGCAGTTTCACGTCCGGCATCTTCCGCTTGTTGTCCCGCAGCGGGGCAGTGTACTTCGAGGAAGCCGGACTGGTCAGGTCCTTATCCTCGAAGTGGACACCATCGTCTTCGCCCGCGGCCGGAGCGGTGGGCTTGGCGGCCGGCTTAGCCGGAGCCATTGGCTTTTGGGCAACAGGCTCGGCCGGAGCGGCGGCTGGTTCCTCGAAGTTCGGCATGCTGGTTTCGGTGTCCAGACCGCTCTCGCCACCGCCCATTTGGTCTTGGGCCGGTTCCGGTTGAGCGGGTTCGGTGGCGTCCACCGGGGCCATACCGTCGTCCGGTTGTTGCTCCTCCATCTGGCCGCTGCCGTCGTCCATCTGGCCGACTTCGACGTCCGGAGTCACTTCGACCGACAGGGTGCCGTCCGGGCCGGCGGTGATTTTGGCCACCGCCTCCTCCAACGCCCGGTCTTCGGCGGAAGACATCGGGCGGAGCTGCTCCAGAGAGCCGGCCAGCCAGCGGACAAACCGCGAGCCATCTCCTTCGACAAGATTGGCCGCTGCGTAGGCGTCTTGGGCCAGTTCAGTTGGGATCGGGATCTCAACAGCCCCGTCCTCCGACAAGATAACCGGCTCGACCTCGGTGCTACCACCGTGATCCAGAATGAATTTCACGCCGGCCATCTCGCCCAGGATGGCGTCCTCTTGCTGTTGGCCCCAATTGATGCCCTCGGCGATCGCGGCCTTGCGGTCAATCCGGCCTTCCGAGCGGGTCTTGCCTGGCTCCTCGTGAGCATAGTTTGACCTGGCGAAGCCGCGTGGGCGACGGACCGGGGTCTTGTATTGGTTCTCGGCCACGCCCTCGTCGTCGCAGTCTTCCCCTTCCTCGCAACCCTCACCGTCGTCCTTCTTATCATTATCCTTGAGCCAGGGCTTCTCCCATTCCTCATTAAAAGCGTTAATGACCTGTTCCAGGGCTTTCGGCATTTTGGCTTCTGGAATCCGTAGCCCGACCACCTTGAGGGTAGCCTTGGCCATGTTAGTCAAGTTCTCTTGCAGCGCTCGGCCGGCGAGCTTATGCTCGGTGGCCAATTTCTGCATGATCCGGATAATGCGGTCAAGATCCCCTTCGTCGGTGATGACCGGAGCACCGTAGTCGGTGAACCGCACCCCTTCGGTAGAAACCTTCTCGTTTGGCTTCAGGGCGTATGGGTCATCCAGGTCCTCGCCGAGCAGGCTGCCCACTCGTTCCCGACCTTGCATCAGTGGGGCTGGGGCAGCACCCGGGGCGGGAGCGGCGCCAGGAGCGGGGGCGCCGGCAGCCGGCGGTGGTGGGGTTGCTGGAGCACCGGCCCCCGCGGCGGCACCGCCGCCCAGCAGGGCCTCCAATTCCGGGTCGCCACCACCGGCCGCGGCGTCCGGACCGGCCGGAGGGGTATCCGGGGTGCCGGCAGCCGAGCTACCGCCGATCTGGATCAACGGGCTGTTGATGTTGATAACCGGTGTGCCCGGGGCAGCGCCGCCGCCGGCATCCATGGCTTGGCCGGCACCGAGCGGATCGTTATCACCCGGCATCTGGTCGAAATTGTTGAGGGTCTCGTTGGCCCCCAATTCTTCCTGGATGGTGGCGATCAGGTCCTCGGCCTCGTAGATTGCAGCGTCGTCGAAGTCACGCTGTTTCAGCCGGTTAATCAGACCGGACAGTTTGGTGGACAGGTCGTGCGACTCACGGATCTTCGGGGTCTTGTCCCGCAGCACGTTGAGGGTGGTGGCCAGGGCTTCGGCGGCGACCTCACGGTTAGAAATCGATTCGAAGACCAAGGTCAAAAATTTGTCATAGGTCGATTCAAAGTTCCGGGCGCGTTCAAGAATGTTTACGTTCTCGGCCAGGACCGGGTGCTCGGCCCGGCGAGAGATCTTCTTCCATTCCTCAACGATCTTGCTCTTATTCACCTTCAAGTTGGTGCGGTAGAACAGGGTGGCGGTGTCGTTGCACAATTGCTGGTTGAAGACACCGTTAGCGGCGAGGGTGTTCTCGATCAGAGTCTGGATCTGGTTCCGAGTGAGGAGGGTGAATTCCTCCATTTCGTCCAGGAAGCCGGCCAGGCCGGCAACCGCTTCCTCGATCTTGCCCTCGGAAACTAGTCTGGCGGTATTGTGAACGCGGCCCTGGAAGCCTTGGCTCCAGTAGGCGTTCTTGGCGCTCTCCAGCATCCGGCGAGCCACCAGTTTACGGGAGGCCCATTTGGTGACTGGCAGCTTGACTTGGTCTTGGCCGAAGTAGCCGGCGACCACGTGACCGTTCTCGACGATCACCCGGTCACGGAGCGATTCGACGATGCAAGTCACCAGCCGGTCTTTCACGTTCTCTTCGAGTGAGTTTTCCGGGGAGATCGTGACACGCCGCTGTACCCCGTCTCGGCAGCGGATGACCCCCGACTCCGGGATCGTCCGGGCGCTGAAGCGGTGGAATTTGAGGCGGTTGAAGGAAGCGGCCATTTCCTTCTGGTCGTTGTTTTCGATGGCCGTGATGAGCTTGATGGCACTTTCGGTGAAGATGCCCTTTTTCTCGCCTTCCACGATCTGGATGGGCCGGATGTTAGCGATGGTTACTTTGCCCTGGTTGCTGCTATGCTCAGCAACCAGGTAAGTGTGGTTGGTGCGGTCTTCGATAAACAATTCTTTGGCGTGCAGAGCAGCAAGACGCCAGTTCTTGCCGACCTCGTTACCCAAGGCCTGAACACGCTCTTCGAAGAAGCTCACCTTCGATTGAGCAGAATCATTTAGTTGGCTAAGGAACTTGCGGCTGTCCATAGTCACCGCTTCAACCGGCTTGCTCATGTTAACCTCTTAACTGGTGGCTTCCTGAACGCCGCACTCTGACCATTCCTCACACCGCTCCTCCCAATGGAGTTTGCGATGACAATTTGAACAGAGGCGTCGGCACTTCTTAATTTCACCGACGATACGCTCCATACTGTAGCATTTGCGAACAGCCACAGAAATAGAGAACTCCTTGGCGTCTGGGTCGGTGTGATGGAAGTCGATCACCGCTGGATGATCTTCTCCGCAAACATCGCAGGCTAGCTCGATTCCTTGAGCAGCCAACCAGTCAATAATTTCACCTCGACGCCGCTTCTTCCGAACCCCTATTTTCTCATGTTTCCGCACACGACTTTATTTGGCCGTACGAATGCTTTGGCATTTACGGCAAGTAGTTTGCAACCCGTCGTACCGACTACGATTCTTCGAGAAACACAGCTTATCGAGCCAGTTACGGCAATCAGGGCAGTGTTTCAATTCCATATCCCAATTTTGCCTGCAGCCTATTATTATAAACCACTCACACGGAGAGGCAGGTCCGATGTAGTGATCTCCTCATCACCAACCATAGCGCCGCTAGGCACTACACCCATAATAGCCTCATAAACCTCACGGATCACTTCGTCACGGGTCTCCTTAGGCACCGACCAAGCAAACAACAAATTCGGATCATCCGTCGGATCAGGAACCACCGGCAGCCGCCCCTCCAGCATCGCCTCCGTCATCAGAGTCACCGGCGGCTCGCCACCGCACAAACCGTCCAATTCCTTCATCTCCATAATGTGCCCATAGCCACTGGAGAACACTCGCTCCTCAGCACTCCCCAATTTACCCAACCGATCAGCCCATCTACCAACCATCTCAGCCGCTCTCTCCACTTGCCCTTGGCGACGATATTCTTTAAGTAACCGCCGCTCTGCCGCCCAGTCGAACCCCGGTAGTTTGGATTCCGGCAGACTGTTGTCGCCGTTAAGATCGGTCATCGCTGCCGCCTCGGCCGCCGGGTCCGGTGGCGGCTCACCGGCCGCCGGGTCGCCACCGGGAGGCGGCGGAATATCTAGCCCGCCTCCGCCGCCTCCGCCGCCTCCGCCGCCACCACCGCCAAGAGCCTCGGACTCCATCTCCTTCAGTTCTTCGATCTCATCCGGGGACAGGTCAGTAAAGTTAGTAACAATCCACTCTTTGGGGAACCAACCAAGATCCTTCAGGTCCGCCATAACCCCGGCCCGGGTCTGCCAGGTCTCGATCCGGTACAGCTCCTCCATGGCGGAGGTTGCGGTCAAAGCGACCTCGAAACCCTTGAGGTCCTCGACGCTGAAGCCGCGCAGGGCCAGGTGGACGATCGCCACCTTGGTCAGGCCAACGGCCACCTCCCGCTGGACCCACTGTACGGATTTAGCAAATTCTGAGTGGGACTGGCTGAGGCTCTTCTCGGAGGCCTCCCCGCCCCCCTCCCCGATCCCCACCCGGGCGAAGGGGATCTTCATCGGGGCGATCATCTTCTTCTTGAAGTATTCGATATCGGCGATCTTGTCAACGTTCTCCCCGCCCGGCAAGACATCCACGTCCGGCCCGGAGCCGTCTGGGCGGCGCGGCAGGAAGAAGTCATCCTCCTGGATGAGCGGACTGTATCGCTCGTCGAATGTGCCGGTGGAGGGGTTGTAGAAACGCTGCCGCTTGAAGTTCCGGGCGATCCCCTGCATGTATTCTGGCACTTCCTTCGGCGGAATCATACCGACTGGGATAGTGAACTTCCGCTTCTCCGGCGCCCGAGTGATCCGGTAAATGAGTGCGGCGTCCTCCATGAGTCTCAACTGTTTGAAGGCTTTCCGTCCTCCGTCCAGGATCGAGTTGTGCACCACTACGCCACCGCAAACGAAGTTGGCGTGGTTCTCGACCTGGATATCACCGACCTCCACCTCTCCGCCGTCCGCTATCTCCAGGATCGTCTCTAGGAGATAGGTCGGCGAATTATGCTTGTAGCGGGTCCGGCGACGGCCCATGTGCTCGATATCACCGGTCGGCAACTTCGAGTCATACCAGTAGACGATCCAGGAGTCGTGACGGTCGTAGACCTTGCCGTGGATTACAGTTTTGTCGTTTGGGTGGTTCCGCTTACTGACGTTCCCGCACTTGTAGCCCATTCGGTCGAGCAGGTGCTTGAGATCCCGTACCAGTCCTTCGCTAGTGTTCTCGAATTGAAACCTCTCGCAGTCCCACTTGTCGATGTTCACCGAGCCGTCGGAATCGACCAGACCTTCAATGAAGGCCAATTGGACCTCCGGTTTGGCGGTAAAGACCCACTCCGGAATCCGCTTCTCCCAACAACGACCCACCAGCCCCATGGCGACTACCGTCTGAGTCAATTCGCTACTAGAGAACTGGAAGTTGCCGCATTCACTGTTCTCGCCAGCGTTGTGGCCAGGTTCCCGGTCGTACCCATACCCCCTGATGATGTCGATGTACTTGCGATTGATGTCCTGGTGTTCTCCTTCGGCAAAATACAGAATTTTCCCGTTGGCAGAGGTCCAACCGTCACCGATTAGGAATCCCATCAACTTAGCGAAGCCCGCATCCACACACTCCGGGAACGAGAAACAATGACCAGTATGCGTGGATTCAGTCACCGACTTGTCGGCAAATAGCGGAACCTGCCGCCCCTCGCACAGAGTGCCAGGCCGGTCATATCGCGGCAGGACGAGTTTGTCGCCCGCCTTCAGGTCCTTGGCGAGTACCCACCGCTTGGTAGATGTATCCCTCTTCGGCCCGAACTTGGTATCAACGTAGCAATCCTTGACTACCGCCAGTACCGGGTGTTCAGGGGTCAGTCTAATCTCGCGATGCTTGGTGCGGAAGATCACCGTCTCCTTAGTGCCACTGTTGGCGGTGGCCAGAACCTTGGTGGGAGACGCTGCATACCCATTCCAGGACATCACATAATCGCCAACCTGCACATCCCGCAGCTTCTTATGACCAGTAGGGGTATCAACATACGAGTCGAGATCGCAGCACCGCCCGTAGGGGTGATAGATATTCTCGAATGAGGTCAGTCGTAGGTGCATGACCTGCCATGGATGCAGGAATTGTGGCTTAGGCCACATGGCATCCATATAGAAGAAGCCAATGAGGTCGCCGTGTCTGGTCTCAATTCTGGTGAAGTTGTAAACATTCATGAATTTCAAACTAGTGACCGCCGAACGGTTCTTATCCAGAATGATTTCAAAAGGCATATCGCCGTACTTGCACAGGTAGCGGACCGATGGCCGGCAGTATTGATCCCACTGCAGGATGTTGAAGAATAGGTCTTCGAGTTCGCGCTTCAGACGCCGGTTCCTGGCCCGGATCAGTAGAGTATGCTTCCGCTCCGGATCGACCAGTGAAGCCTCATCAGCATAGAGATCCAGGGCCAGGGAGACCTCCCCGGTCTGGTCCATCTGCTCATAATCCTTATAGCGCTCAAGGCGATTAATCTGCAGATTGGTCTGGTCAAGGATCGCCGCTTGATTGTTAAAATCTAGGAAGTCGCCGCCAGCGGTGAGGCGGTCGAGATTGGATTGGTCTTGGAAGACCCTCTCGAAACTATAGATTCGGCCTTGGCGGGCGAGGGCTCTGATCCTATCAAAGGCTAGCCAGTTGCTAGGCATGATTAATCCTGTATTGTCGTTACAGTTATATTTACCGGAGTCGTGATGATCGACTGGAATCTAACCACCGCTACATTCGGAATCACTCCAAATTCCAAGCTCGGGAAGAGACCGAAGATCGTCTGCCGATGCGACCAATGCCAACAACGCACCGCGACCATCACGGTGCGTGTCAAATCGAGACTCGCCGCCGGATTTCCGTGGACATGTCCATCCTGCGTCAATCTAGAGCGTAGCGACCAGATCAGTCAGAGGACCAAGAAAGCATGGGCACGTACAGAAGTCAGAGAGAAACACAGCACAGCATCAAAAGCCCTGTGGGAGCGTCCAGAGCACCGTGCCGCACACGGTAAAGCCGTTCGCCTAGCCATGACAAAGGTGGATATGTCGGCCCATCTCAGGGCTCGCTACCGTGACCCAGAAGCACGCCGGAAGATTAGCGAAATCTCAAAAGCTCTGTTCACCAACGAAGCCATTCGAGCCAAACACCAAGCGGCCATGGACCGCCCGGAAACCAAAGCTGCCATCAGCAGGGAAGCCCACAAAAGGTGGGCCATCTTGGAATATCGCCACAAAATGGCTGAGATCAGAAGCAGGCAGGCTGGGGAGATTTCTGGTATTCAAAAAATGCTATACACTCTCCTGGACGATCTCGGGATAGATTACCACAAAGAAGGACCGGCCACCAAGATTGGCTACTACTGTTTCGATTGCCTCGTGCCGCAAGTGGGTCTGCTAATCGAATGCCACGGCGACTACTGGCACTCTTTAGCCAAGGCAGCGACCCGTGACAAACAGAAATTTACCTATATTAAACGTTATTTCCCAAACTACAAGATAGCCTATATTTGGGAACGCGAATTCTACCAGAAAGACCGGGTCTTGTCGCGCCTGAGAGCATTACTCGGTCAGCAGCAACCAATCGTAGACTTTCGGCTTGCTGACGTCGTCGTCAAGAAGATCGATGCGACCAAAGAGTTCCTCGATTTATATCATTATTTAGGGCCTGGCAGAGGCGGTATCAAGTACGGGGCTTACCTTAACGGTATCCTGGTCGGCGTGGCTGTCTTTTCCAAACCACTGCGGCAGAACATAGAACATCAATTCGGTAACGGTGCACTAGAATGCTCTCGTTTCTGCATTCATCCGTCTTACCAAAAGAAGAACTTCGCTAGTTGGTTCTTGAGCAAGTGCACGAAACAATTTTCAGGAATATTATTATACTCCTACGCCGACAGCACAGTTGGGCACACCGGCGCCATTTACAAAGCGTCAAATTGGACCCACCACCATACCGTTCCACCTGATTATTGGTACGTGGACAGTGACGGCTACGTCATGCACAAGAAGACCCTCTACAACCGAGCCCAAAATTTGAAGATGACCGAAGGTGAGTTCGCAGCGGTATTCGACTATCAGAAAGTGGTGGGTGGATATAAAGAATGCTTCGTGTTTGACACGTCCAAACATGGTCTACTGGAAACGGCGCGATGACTGCTGACGGCGAGTCTGAGGTCCTCTATGCGGTCGAAGAGATCCTGAAGGAAGAGCTGCAGAGTACGACTATCTTCTCCAGGGTCGATGGTCATAATTGCCAGTATCTGAAGATGGCTATCAAACACAACCGCTACGACAGGCACAGAATAAGATTCTACGTTCGGGCTACACCACGATTCCTTTTGGTCTACACCGAGATATATCGGTCATGCGGAAAGCGATTCAATCCGTCGTCGCTGACGCCGCCACGCCAATTCGTGACCGCCGATCCGGATTGCTTCCGACAGATTCGTGAATTTATACGGCAGCGTAAATCTAGGGTATGAAACTGCGAATGATCTCCGAAATCCAGCACAAGTTCCCGTCCACCAACATGGACCGGACCAACGTGACTGGAGTCTATGGGGTAGCATCGATCAACGACTATTTCCACTTGGTACATCCAGGAGGGCAAGGTCACGCTAAGCGGCGGCATCGACGCCGTCCCAAGAAGATCGACGTGGAGAAACCATGATCCGTAGACTGCTGCAAAAAATCGGTTCCTGGTTCCGACCGTCGGTCCCGACCCCGGTCGAACCACTACCAGCCGACACAATCGAAGCCCTTCTGGTCGCCCACAATCGCGAGCGGGTCGGTCGCCCTCCGCTGGCCCTAAGCGATGCCCTCTGTCGTGCCGCGAACAAACACGCGACCTGGATGAATAACAACGGCGACTTATCCCACCAAGGAGAGCATGGTTCAACTTTCGCGGATCGCATTCGAGCCGAAGGGGTAGAATTCTGGAGCGGCGGGGAGAATATCGCCCAGGGCCAACAGTCCGTGCCCGAAGCGATGCAGAGTTGGATGGAATCGCCGGGGCACCGGCACAATATCCTGGATGCCGATTACAGTGAAGTGGGTTTCGGGCGCTCTGGCAATTATTGGTGTGCCCTGTTCATCGAAGCCAATCAGAGCGAGTAGTAATCATCTGGGATGGTTTCAGTGGGGCGCCAGTCAATCTCGTTGTCATGTGGCAGCGCATAATCAATTATGGTAGTGTTGCTTGTCCGTTCCGGTCTCCCAAGTTGACCCATTTTAGGAATAAGCACGCCAATGATTGTGTTGGCCTGGTCTTCGACGATCGATCTTAACTGAGCGTCTTGTGGGTGTTTGCGTAAATCGAACCCAATCTTCAAGCTGAAATGCTTGCTGGTGAGCGGAAACTGCCTATACATTTTGGCTTCTTCCTTCGCCAATTCCTTCAATTGATTTATGATGTATGGGGCCACAACCTCAATCGGCGGTGGCGCGGCTCTTTTCCCACGGCCGAAATTAGTAAATCCGACGTTCATGAAGCCGCGGTCTGAGTGGTCTTGGGTATTCTGCCTCCGAATATAGAGATCAACGTTAAATCGATATGGAGTCCACTGGAGGAAAGCTGATACTGGATCTGGGTGAAATATTGTCGGTGCGCCCCAAGCATCCTCACAAATTGTGCTTAACCTCATGGTTATTCCTTACTATAATAGTAGTTTTTGGGAACAACCAATGGCTTGCCCTGGCTGACCGGAATCCCGCCGAGAGTACAGGTGAAGGCGTCGAGCTGCCGTTGGGCGGAGATCTCAGGGAGTTCGCTCGGCGCCATCGTCATCGGCATCAGGAGAGCCGGCCCACCGCGGGTGGCAATTGTCTCCTGGATATCGAGGCGTCTGGCGTCCGACAGAATCCTTGGACCGGTTGAGGCCCGAAAGTCGCCTCCGGAGCCGACTGGGTTCAGGTTGGAAGAATCAACGATAAAAGCATCCGATGTCCCAACCAGGGCCATTGCGCAGGCCATTACCAAGTCGTCGAAGTTGCTCGCCCCCTCTTCGGCCTCAGTCTTCATCGTGTCGCGGCCAGCCCGGTCACGCTTACGGACGTAGGTGTTGAATTGCTTTAGTAGCCGCTTAGAGAAGATGCTGTACCCGTCCTCCGGCTTGGTACGGATGAAATCGATCAGGAACTTGTTCAGTGTTGGCTTTGAAGCGGTGGTGGTACTAAAGCCGTATGGGGAAACTTTCAGGGGACGCGGTTTGGCTGAGGCGTGTTGTGGGCGCGGTTTGTCGTTGATGTCTTTCTTACGCCACAGTCTTGGGTACATGATGTCGTGGCGGAGCATGTCGATTAGGGTGTCGCCGCCGTTGTTGCGTTCGACGACCGCCAGTGCACAATTGTACCATCGCCCAATTCTGTCGATATACTTGACGAATTCACGCGGCAGGCAGTGGGCCATAAATTCGGCTACTTGCTGGCGCGTGTCAACGTCAAAGACTTCGATGGCCGAATAGTCGCGGCCTTTGCCGGTGGCGATGTCCACCCCCATCACATAAGAGTGGGCTGGACTGCCTGGGTCGATGACAGTGTTCCCGCGTTTTTTGATTGGGGTAGCGACTACTGGTTTTTCCCAAACCCAGAGCCCTTCGTTGGGGTCCTGGAAATCAAAGTCGATTTCTTCGGTGTAGCCGGTGACTGGGTGGACGTAGGTCTGGAATCCGGAAACTTTGTAGGATGGCTCGGTGACTGTGGTCTCCAGGTGCATTAGCACCTCTTTCGACAGCACCGTGTTGCCGGAGCCGACGAACCTAGCTAAGACTTCCTGGTCGAATTTCCAGGCTTCGCCGTCCTCCTGCAGTGCCCGGTATTGCCCCTCCAGCCAGGGGGACCAGTACGGGCCATACTTGATGACATCTAGTCTAATCTCACCAAGATTGGGGTGGACAAGTGTTTGGCCTTTACATTCGACCAGCCCATCGCAGGGCGCGATTCGCCTATGCTCTTTTGACAGTGGGTCATCGTACTCGATGGCCCAGTCCATGTCCCACCAGTTGATGATCACTGGGTTGAATGGGTTGAGCCCGGCTTCGGCGTCGGTTACGGTGCTCCAATACCAGCCACCGATGCCGTTGGTGGTTGAGATGACAATGACGTTACCGCCGTGCTGTAGGGTCGGCCAGCCGCCGGCCCACATGATGTCCATGGCCGGGATGAACGCCGCTTCGTCGATGATGTTCAGGGAGGAGGCGTTGGAACGGAGGACGTCGGGGTTGCTGGTGAGGCTTTTTATCTTGGAACCGTTCGGGAAGAACAACTCGTGTTCGTTGTTCTTGACCGGTTTCCACAGTTCCTGCATCCAGGGTGGCAGGTGCTCGAAGAGGAAGACAATCTGTTCACGCAAGAAGTTCATCGCGTCGCCGTCGGTACGGGACACGATCAGGATGGTCTTGTGCGGGTGGAACATCGCGAACCAAAGCGCGAACGCTCCAGAGATCTTTGATATACCAGCCTGGCGGCACTTGCGGAAGACGTTGAGTCGATGCTTCCGGAATGACTTGATGGCCTTAAGCTGGTATTTGAACGGGAAAAATGGGATGATACCAGCGGACGGATGCTTGACGCGACCAAAATTCCTGAGAAACCAGGCCATCGATGACTGGCAGCGCCGGATGACCTCACGTTGTTCTTTAGTCACTTTCATGATTCCCGCCCATGCGGACAGGTGCCACCGTTACGCGCACGACCGCTGTTACAGTTCGCACACAAAACTCTAATATTACGGTCTTGAGGATAGCCGGCATTCCTGAGCCAAGCAGCCAAATCTTTCTGTTTCCCCATCTCCAATCTATGCTTGTTCCCGCCGCCATCTGCGTGGTCGAGAGTTAGCTTGAAAGGATGCTCTTCTCCACAGCAAGCACAAGCTCGACCACCATACACATCCAGGGTCGCCAGGAACAACCGTCGCCTACTCCTAGCACTAGCACTCAAACCATGTTGGCACGAACCGGCTCCTCTACACGAACAACAGAACTCAGTCTGGTTCGTCATCAACTTGCCATTATTCCTAGATTTAGCCAAATTACAGCTAAAGCATAGAATTTGTAGACGGTCCTGATAACCTGACTGCCTCAACTTAGTATAAAAGCCGGCACCCCGAATGGATCTATTCGAACCACCACCATCATTATCGACATGGTCCAAAGTTAGAAATAGTGGTTCAGTTTCGCCACAACCCACGCAGACCGCTCCGCCATAAGCGTCCACAGCAGCCCGCCTATCGGACTGTCTAAGCGAGGCAGCTTTCGACCGGCAGTCACTACACTTGGTAAACCCTGGTTCTAGCGGCTTACCGCAATTAGGGCACGTTCCGGCAGCTTTGTTACTCATTCGCCGATCGGCTAGCCGTTGTAGACATCGCTGACACTGCTTCTTACCAACAACGACCTCATGCTTCTTGCAGCGACTGCATCGATCCGACCCGTGGTTTTCCGCGATGAGATATAATCTCACAATCACACCACCTGGCAGCGGCGGATCGCTTCGCGTTGTTGGGTATTAACGACCATTAAAATTCATCATCCCCGTCGGTATCCAACGGATTACTATTGAGCAGTTCGACCAAGGACTTATCGGCTTGGGTAGAAACATTAGCGTTCTGAATCAGGGTATTGTTTTGGACCTGGACGCCGGCCTTGGTCGCAGCCAATAGCTTGGTCTTGGCCTCAAGCGCTTTGATGGCGGTCAAGTTAATTGTGGCCTTGATCTCCAGGGCTTTGGTCAGGTTGTCAAGCCACATCCGCGAAGGGTTGCCACCGTTGTTGACTGCTTTGTTGATCTCCTGGCGACACAAGTTGATGGCGTCCTGGGTTTCCTGCCGATCGTGGCGGGTGCCCTGGATGACTTCCACTGCGATCGCGTCGAACTGTTCGAATTGTTCCTTGATGTTGACGACCGGTTCCGGGTCTGCCTCCACCGCGGCCGGCTCGGGGACCGACTCCTCCACCACACCGTCGATCCTGCGAACTTCTTGGGTACTTGGCGGAATGGCCGGGATTGGTGCCGCTTCCGGCGGGCGGTCGTTTTGCTCCATTTCCAACGGCGGTGAACTGTCACCAACCACGGTTGGTGATTCTTGCTCCATCTGGCTAGTCAAATAATCGTCCGGGTCCTGGTCCAATTGGTCGAATAGACCCTGCATTTCGTCGTCGTCTTGATTCTCATCCATCTTAGGCTAGCCTGATAATGATATTGTAGAGCCAGTCGTGGTCAACGTCCGGTTTGATCATGAGTCGTTGGCTAACTTCCCGCAGGTAGGGGATAGCGGCCAGTGTCTCTTCCTCGACGATCTTCCCCATATTCTCTACGATGAAGTTGATCGCACGGCTGTATTTGTCTTCAAAGCTAGCGGCCATGGTCCTGGACTGCGTCCGCGCCGAATGGGCATGGGCGATTTTGCTGCGGCCGTGCCCTTGCTTGTGCAACGGCTGCCGTTTGGGCTGCACTCTGGCGGCAAAAGTAGGGGCGTCCAATTGCTGATGGCCGGTTTCCGGCTCGATGTGGGAATCGGTTTCATTACGTTTAGTGCGCCGCCTGAGTCTATCACGAATTGCTTCTGGAGTAGATTCACCGATCATGGTTTTGGCAATAAGGTGGTTGAAATCCTCACAAGTGATAGTACCGCCATCGATTTTATCGATGACCGTCTTGAGGACATCATCCATGGCCTGTTTGTTCGGCTTAATCATGGCCTATCTACGTTTACTAGACACAGTAATTCTGCAATATCTTTGGTAGAAAGAAACCAGCGGAGACAACCATGAAATGCCAGGAATGCAATAAAACCATCCCTAAGGAACGGCTGGAGGTCTTACCGCACACTACGATGTGCGTTCGTTGTGCTGCCGAGAACCCGGAGCCGCCCCGGCACGACCCCAACGAAGTGTGCGACCGCGCCAGCGATGTCGGCCGCAACGGCTTCGCCAGGAACAGCTAATGGTCGAATTCACCGAGAATGAATGGCGGAAACTCCCACGGCGGCTGGCCCGCCGGGTCCGGCGACTGCTCAAGGCGGGCGGCTATCGGGTAATGAACGCCGACGGGACACCAGCCAGCGAACTGGCCGTTAGAATATATCTCGCCGGTGCCCTACGGGCAGCGCTTGCTGACATCGCCGGCCTGGACGATGATGACGAGTGACACAATGTTAGATGCCATCGCCAGCATCGTGATTGAGGCCATCAACAACAAGCTACTCTCGTGCCCCGGCGTTGAAATAAAGGTGTTCGCCCATGGTGGCCGCCATATCATTGCGATTTTTCTTGAAGAGACGCAATTAGCACAAGTGGTGGTTAGTGAGGACATGCTAACCGTAGCAGACTACGTACGGGCCGACCGCAATATGGACTACTACTTCAGGTTGAATTACGACGACCCAGAAATGATGTACAAAACCATCAAATTGGTCGGCGAGGCCGTTCACATCCATGACAGATAAAAATGTCGATTTTCGCCAAGATCGCACAGTCGATGAGAACGGAGTTGGCCCAACGATACACCAAAAGTGCAATCGTCTGTGTCGGTCGTGTGGTGACAATATATGACGAACTAGACATAATCTTCATGCGAGATTGTATCGTTATCGACTACGGCGACAAAACGGAGTTGCTTATCGATTATGGCGACCCGGAGATGTTTGACAAAATTAACCGCCGGGTCGCCCAATTTATCAACGGTAAAGAGTCTGCCAGGTAGAGGAGATACGCGGATCGTAGCGTTGTAGACGATTGCCGATCATCGACGAATGAGTTTTAAGCTTTTTACCCATAACATGGGTAGAATCAATCCCATGGGCGAAGAAATAATCAGAGATCATTGAACGGTGGCATTTCCAGGGCAAGCACTCACAACACATAATCGCAACATTCTGGTTCGCGGCCCGCACCAAGAGCAGGTCAGCAGCAGCCCGAAATTCTGGGATGGCCATAAACCACGAATAATCACATAAACCCTGATTGTACCATATTGGGCTGGCCCCGGGTTCCAGATTCTTAGCGATTCTTTGTTTCGGGAATTTTCCACGGGCATAAACGTCAAAATCGACGCCATGGGCGACAGCAAAATCGCGGTGATGGGCATAATGTTCGGTCCAGCCCCCCAGATCTGGGGTCCAGACGTATTCCTTGCCAACCGACGGGAGCGACCTCTCCAGGCTTTCCTTACGGTGTTGTGGCCACTTGGAACTGGGGTGGGAGCGGACGTCCACCAGCACGTCTATTGGCCCTAGAAGGGCCAAAAAGTCGGCTTCGGAAAGGGTTGAGTGACCAATGGTGTAAAGCATCTGGGCCTCCTTGCCAGAATCAATACTGTCTTCAATTTTCCTCGTCGTTGTCGCAATTCCCACGACGCTTATCGATCTTGGGCTCCTCAGAACCACGATTCAAATTGGAGTCAGTGAGTTCAAAACTGCGTAGCTTGGTGAGCTGAATGAAATTTGTGACCACCGCTCGCGACAGGCCGGTTCGATCAACCAATTTACCAATAATTCCATCATGTGGGCGTTCGTCAAACTCAATAATGTAAGCGATAGCGTTGATGATCTTGATGTGATCGTCGTGGTATTTCCAGAGTTCCTTGGCTTCACCCAGGAAACGATCCATTACCCCGGACACTGGCCTTGACTTGTTACCAAGGTGACTGACATATGAGGTTGAATTCTTACGATCCCGTCCTTCTTTCTTAATGTAGGCCAGAATCACGGTGCGAGCGATCTGACTCCACATGTTAAAGACTTTAGACATCCCACGGTAGAGCACAGTCTCCGATCCACCATACAAGCCTTGCTTCGGATCAACCGTCGGGGTGGCGGCCAGGGAGGTTGAACAGTGGGGACAACGTCGGCCAGGCTGCATCGCAATAGCTTCGTCCATGGTCTTGATGCCATACTCTTTTTCACCCGGTTGATACAACAGTGAATCAGATGGGCGTTCCGGGTTGAAACAAGAACGGCAATGGGGGCGAGCACGGTACTTGTATAGGGTTCTCTCTATCTGCACCCAAGCAGTTTGCAACAAATCGCCAAAGGCAGATTCTTCCTGCCCTGGGTAGATGGTGTGGAGACCTTGTTTGCGGATAATCTGGCGGATGAGTTCGGTGGCATGACTCATGATCTGGTCACGTAGCTGGACTTTCGTGCAGGCCGTCCACAGGTAGAGGGTTAACGACCATTCCACCTGTTCATTAATGAAATAAAGTCTGCGTTGTGGCAATGGCTGGGCGGCAGCAGCGGCGGCAATGGGGGCAATGGGGGCAATGGGGGCCGTTGGTTCACTCATAGTCGCACCCTGGAGACAATTCACCCCCATACATATGGGCCGAATACGCAGCCACGCACAAGACCAATCGATTGTAGCGATACATTAACCCAACAGAGATCGTTTGACTCTGAATTGACTCTGAACTAGCTCCTCACCCGTAATGCTCCCTCCGGGGAACACAATTTTGGTCGGGTATTCGGCATTGATCATCGCCTTGAGGTGGGCCTTGGAGTGTCTGTAAAGGTAACGATTGCAACGGAAAAAGAAACCATAAACCTTACTCTTACCTAACCGATTCCGCCGCAGGGCGCGGCCGATCTTCTGAATAAATTCAGATTCCAACTTACCGCCAGAGGCAACAATCAGGCTCTCACAGCCGCCCTTCAAGTCCAGCCCACGATTGATGATCTTGCCACCAATCAGGACATCCAATTCGCGTCTTTCAAAGGCCCGGAGCATTTCCGCCCGTTTTTTCTGGGTAGTCTTACCAAATATGAAGGCCACCCGCAGGTTTTGAGCAGTACAAGCTTCAACCAGCTTGTAGCCAAGTGGCTCCCGATCAACCAGCACCAGGACCCCGTCCATCGGGTCCTTCTTCGCATGACGGGCAAGCTTAGCAACCGTACGGTGGAAATGCTCGTTATTAACAAGGTGCTCGTTGTAAGCGATATCGTAGGCGGACGCCTCATCAATCGTGCCCCGATCCATCCCATAGGCCAACATATAGTATTCGCAGGGGATGATCCGACCCAGGGCAGTTAATTCGGCCCTAGAGGCCTTATAGATCACGCTCCCCAGGTGCTCCTGCATCACCATCCCCTCGACCGGCTTACTCGTGTCGAAAGGGGTACCACTGAAACCGAAACGGCGCCGCCCGCGGAACTGATGCCGAAACAGGTTCTTCCAAGAATCTCCCGTGCACTTATCACACTCATCCACTATGATCATCTCAGCCCGCTTCACATACTCGGTCAGGAGCTTGGTGTTGCGGCGACGAGTCTTAAAAGCCTGTAGCTTCTTATCCCAGGTTTCCAGCTTCTTGGTGAAAGAGCGGTCGGTCTCATCGTGGCGCCGGACCGGCATGTCCGGTGGCTTAGACGGGGCAGTCAAGGACTGAATCGACCCCACCACGATGCTCTGGCCGTTAGGGCGTTTGCCAGCGTAGAAGATCCCTACGTCGTCCACAACGTCACGTAGTTCCAGCCGCTCCTTAAGCTGCTTAACCACAATCACCTGGTCGGCCAGCACAATCGTAGGGCAGGAGATCGCCTTACAAGCGCCGGCGATAAGCTCCCCCTTACCACCACCGGTGGGCACATCTATAACCCCGCATTCGACCGAGGCAATTTTGCGAATACAATCAATCTGATATTGTTCCAGGGTTATGCCGGGTAGGAAATCCGCATTGATTTGATCGACAGAAAGCGGCTGATAATTCCAGTCAGGGCGGTAGTCTCGAATGTCTATCGCCAGATTGTGTTTGGTGCAAACACCGCGCAACTTCGACAGAAGGGGCCGGGCCATACGTTTCTTGGCCCGGTTGTACTTGCGATGGACACCATCCCAGGTGCCCATTTGGTTGGGGTCGATGTAGATGCCCGGTTTAGAGACACTGAATTCCTGCCAGACAATCTCTTCTTCCCGAACCGACAGATTATCCAAGTAAATCCACTGGTTGTCTTCAAGACGAGCGATCATTTGACAATAACGTCCCGGTTAACGATTCTACCAAGTGAGGTGAGACTGGTGAGCATCGACATCACCATAAAACACCGGTGCTCTGCCGGCAGGTTATTGTACCATTCCAAAACCTGCTGAGCCTCAAATGCCAGCCAGGCGGCATTATCGCCTCTAATGAACAGACCGGGCCAATCAGAACCGAATTGGACAGCCCCGGTCTCGATCCTTGGTTTATCATTCGGGTAGTCGATCATCTGCACTGACATCGTTATCGCTTTCTGGATTATGTGCCCGGAGGGCGCGATCCTTGACCCAGGATTGTAAAAGAGCAGCAACCACTGGGTTGGCCACTAACTCCTCTTGGCTCAATTTGTGCGACCAGGCAATCGAAGCCGCCGCCTGTTCAACGATCGAAGAAACCTCTCCACGGGCCTGCTTAACCATGAAGTCGCGATTAGAACGTAGATAGCTTTTACAGATCGACAGATCATGGAGGATCTTTTCCATCGCCTTCTTGGCCATCGACTTGCCGCTGGACGCCTGGGTTTGAATATCGGCAACGATATCATCGAGGCGGCGGTCGAACTCATCCATTCGATCACCCAGTCGCTGCTCCATCTGATCGTGAATGGACTCAGGCGGTTTAACCACTTCCGCTAACCGCACGCATTGCTCATTGTGACTCCAATAAGTATCAACGGTGCAGGGAGTGTGCATAGATGAGACCAGGAAGCTAGCGAACTGGTCAAAGGTCAGGGCCACCTCAACCAACTCACGCCCATCCGGTGCACCCACCCGAATCGTGATGTAATTGGAGTGGGTGACTGAAGATCCATTAAGCCAACGGTGCCCGGTGGTCATGCTCAACTGAATCGTGGATCTGGAACGATCCAAATCAAATTGATTCCGCTTATCTCGAAAACCAACAGTACCAAGGGTTGGGTCAGCGGTGTCGGTACCCGGATAACACTCGGCCTCATGTTCAATGCGGCGTTGGTCGAGGCGAGCGGCGGCCTGCTCGTCTAAACTCCGCTGGGCCATGATCGAGTGGTACCACTTGATGATGGTCTGTTCTGGCACCAATGCTCGATGGTGATCATTGCCCTTCGGGACATTACGTTCCAGATCATAGATGGCATGCTTGGACAGGTAGACACCCTCGCCTTTGGCGTAAAATTGGTCCGCCTTATGGTTTCGGCCTAGCGTGGTGCTAGAGTGAAGGGAGGTGTCTGGTTCGGGTGTAACCGGGTCTTTTTCTTTTGCCATGATGGGTTTCAAATACAACAAGAGCCACAGGAGATTAGTCCTGTGGCCCTGTTGCTGCCGCAACCACCCACTTTCTCTTCGAGCGGGACCTTATCTACTAACTGACCATGCACTTATCATTATCACAGCCATGCGACCCAATGGCCTCGTACAGGTAATCAGAGTAATCGGCATTCTTTAGCGTGGCCAGATAAGTCTCAACTTCGGAGCGGCCACAGGGAATATACGGTGCTTGTGGATACCCATGGTCCTCGTGTGGCAAGAAACTAATCCCCTTAAGCTGGTCCTCATAGGTCTCAAGGACCCTGGCGATGTCAGCCGTCTCGTGGGGTTTAAACTTGACGGTACAGGACACCTGGTTGTCAGCCCACAGCCGCTGATAATCAATAGCGTTCTGCATTTGCTCCCAAATGCAGACCTCGCCAACCGGCCGCACCCCATTCTCGCCTATCACCCCGAAGTAGACCACCATGGTCCGGTTGTCTGTGACCGACGGCTCGATGCGGTATCCGGCTTCCCGGAGAATCTTGATCAGAACCGAGTCGGCCGCTACGCGAACGGTTCGCCAGTAAGTGGTAGCCTCCGGGTGATGGATGCCCGGTGACACCCCAACCACCAGGCTAACCGTACCGGACGGCTTGACCGACGTGACCTTGATCGAGCGGGGGATGCACAACCAATCAGAATAGATCTGGTCCCAACGGCGGACCTCGTTGTAGCCGGCATCGCAGAAGTCACGCAGCGTGGCCCGCCGGCCGAATTTAGCGAATGCCTCCACGATACCAGATTGGGACAGTCCAATCCGGCGGTTCCTGAGCATAACCTGGTTAGTGCGTGGATTATGCGTGGTCAGCAGCGTGACAGTCTTAGCGTAAAGGTAAGCAAACTTCAAGGTCCGCATATAATCATCGGCGTCGCTGTGGTTGGAAGGGAAAGTCTCCACAAGATTACACTGGTAGGTGATAGCGTTGCCGAACACCCCCATGTGGTTATCAGGCTCATCGAAGCAGTAGGTGGTATGAAGGCCGTCCAGCTTCTCCACCCGTTCCACGTACTGCTTCTTGGCCATGTCGATCCCGCGATTCTTGTAACGCGGATTGGGGCGGACCCGGCTGCCGATCTTGGTCGCCCGCTTGACCCGGGTTGGGATCTCACCGCACTCGAAGCTCGGAATCTGGATGTACCAGAGATCATTCTCACGTACACCCTTGTTCGTCACCTGCCCGGCCGGGTGGCAGAAGTTGACGGAGGCGTGGTTGATGCCGATCCGCCGCAGGAGCAACTGGGCGTCCCGGATCTTGGCCTCCAGACCATAGATCCGATAACCGTGGGTATTGGCCTGCTTGCACACGCACCCGTCCGACTCGATCCAGCCGGCGATGAACTGCAGGATGCTCTCACGGTCGAGGGACATCACCCACTCGGGCAAGCCGGTCTTCTTGTTGCGGAGTTCGGTGATCTGTGGCACCGAGATGCAGCCGCTCAGGTTAATCCGATTGTAGGGATCGGTGTAGCCCTCCTTGATCTGCGGCTTGTACCAGCGGCCGGCCATGGCCAGTTCCTTCAACTCCGCCTTCGGGCCGCAGGCCACGGCCATGACATAGCGTCCGCCCTGGTCGATGTAGCCGTCGCCGGTGGCGTAGCCCATCTCGAAAGCGTGCTCCTCATGGCGGCCGTTGATATCACCAAGGGAGAAGCCCTGGACCCGGTCGCCCGGCTGGAGGTTCTGGGTCTCCACGCGGCGGTAGATCCGCTTGCCGGCCGGGCGGACGGACCAGCCGTGGTTGCTGGTGGTGTCGAGGTAGGAGCCGTCGGAGAGATGGACGCGGTAGAGTTCGCGGTTGTGACCGGTGACGCGGGGCGTGACCGTGGACCAGTTGTCGCCGTTCCAGACCTTGACCGACCGGCCGACCAGGTCCTCGATTCGGCGGACGCCGTTCCGGAGTTGCAGCTTGGTGTCTCCGCTCACGCAGAGTTCGTATGATTCCAGACTCTGTTCAACGCACTGCCCGATGCGGTATCCCTCGACCACGACCTGGTTATCTCCCGGTTCGGTCAGGCAGTAGGTGTCCCCCTTGCCGATGGGTTCCACGGATTTAACGGTAACATATCGCTCAGTGTCGGAGTTATTGGAGCCACGGTGCTTGGACAGCCACTCCCTGGCCGGAGCCATTTTCTCGTTCTGGATAAAGCCGATCTGGTCCAGGAACGCCGTAGTCTGCTTGATCCCGGACACGATCAGCTCGTAGGCGGTCTTCGTCTGGTACAACTTCTTACCGCCGCGCCCGTCGTTCATCATCAACTTGCGGGCGTCTCGACGCTTGTGAACGGTACTGGCGATCCCGAATTGGTTGAGCAGTAGGCGGCACTCGTCGAGCAGCCGCTTGTTGGATTGGCTAATCCGCACACCGATGGTCCCGTTGTCGCTGATGTGAACGTAGCCGTCGGTGGAGGCCAGCCCGCGCAGGAAGGCGGCAACGGTCTCCTGTGTGCCGGACCACACCGACCGTGGCACTCGGTGCTTATCCCCGTTCCGGACCCCGTCGGAGCGGAGCAGTCGGCCCAGAACGGCCGACCCCACACGCTGCTCGGTGTGGTCGAACCACTCTTGGTCCCGTTGCCAGCCGGCGTAGGCCGGTGCCTGATGCGAGGACTTGTTGTGGGCGGCGTAGAGTTCGTGCATGAGGCCGGACAGACGGGGCAGTGCCGTTTCTACGTCGCTGTTATAACAGGAACATTCGGCCCGGACCTGGCCGTCCTTCTTAGGCGACAAAGAACCATCGCCAATGCACCAGCCGGCCAGTTCCGCGTAGGCGGGATCGTGGAACGTACCGAAGTGCTTGGTACGGTTCAGGGTGATCTTGTCACCGACTCGCAGATCGCGGAGGTGGCAACGGCGCTCACCATAGGCGGCCTTGCCCTTGCGGCCCGACGAAATGCGGTCAAGCACGATGAACTGGTGGTTGGCAGTGGCCTCCACGCACGAATTATCCGACATCGTGACACGATAGAGATCAACGTCAGTCCCGGTCCGATATACGTTGGTCGCCCGCACCACCCCACGATCGTTGACGATGGCCTGGGAGCCGTATTTGGCGACCGGATCGGTACCAAGACCATCATACTCCTGCATACCACCGGCAACCCACAGATCATACATGGACACGTAGCCATGTTCCGTCAGCAACCGCATGTTGCCAGAGAAACACGGGTTTGAGCCCACCACTCGCCCATCGACTCCGGGGTTGTGGCCATCGATCATCCGACCATAGTCTTGACAATTAGCCAGCCACAATAGTCCTGGCTCACCGTTGACACCGATCTGGTCGCCAACTTTGGTGTAATCCATCCCAATGCGGGCGAAGATCGAGTTGTTGGAGGCCCAGCGGTGGTGGTTCAAGGCGTTCCAGGTCCGGATGGCCGGCAGGAGGCGGTCGTCCGGGATAGCGTAGGCGGCAAAGTCGGTTTTGGTGGCTGAGTTTCGCAGTTCGGCGTAGATCTTGTCCGTGACCTCCTGCCAGGCCGGGAGATCCTCCGGCTGCAGGGTGGCGGTTGGGTTTTTCATCGAGCAGTAGGCGGTGTCGTCGGCGTCGGCGAACCCAATTTGCGCGGTGTTATGCACCAACCGCCCTTCGGCCACAAATTCACTGCGGTCGGGTACGGTCAGATCGTAGGTTTGAACTTCGACACCCTCATCCACCACCGACTCGACGGCTACTGGCACCAAGTGGCCGACCCTGGCTCCGCACAACACAGCCCGGTTGTGGGTCATCTGCTCTTGTTGCGGGGACCATGAGTGGCCGTAGTCCACGGTCTCGCAGTCAATCCACTCCGCGGGATAGCCGAAATCGTGGCCGCTGGCGTGACTCATCTCCCGGAGTTGCTTGACCGCGTAGGGCTGGACCAGTTCCTGGAACTTGGCGGTCGCGAAATCACCAACCAAGGCGATCTCCCACTTAGCCTGCCCGGCCTCGTCTGCTTCCTTGCGGAGACGGAGCTTGGTCGGGACACCCAGGCTGGAGTAGACCGCTTGGACCTGCCGCATGAAATCGCGGTAGACGCTCACCACCAGGGTGGTCGGTTGATTCTTGGTCGAGCCGTCGGTGTCGAGCAGACCGGCCAGATAAGCCCCTCTGGTCTCCGGCGTTCCCATCCGGATGCACTCCGGGACGCCTAGCGGGGTCCGGGCCTTCTTGAAATTAGCGTGCAGATAGTGGGCTAGCCTCTTAGAGATTACCCGGACTTTGCGGCAGTTGTCGCCGCTGGGTTGCTCCCTTGGCTTGTCGAAGCCGAAGGCGGCGAACCCGGCCTCGATTTTGGCGGTTATCCCGTCGTGGTACTCGTCCCGGTTCACCGGGATGGACACCGCGGCCCCGTGGTGCTTGCGGCCCTTATGTGGTCGCCCCGGGCAGACGTAGCCGTCACCGTGGACGGCGCCGATGAACCAGGCCACGTCGGTGGTCAGGCCCGGCACGATCAGTTTGCTCCCCCGGCGGGACAAGTTGCTATAGCCGGGGAGGACGGTCTGGCTGCCGGGGATGGCGGCATCGACGAAGACCATCCGGTCGCCGGCCTTCAACTGATAAGCCCGCTTCCATTCGTACTCGCCGATGCCGGTCATTACTGCGATCCGGTGGCGATCGGTACAGCGGAATGGCCCCATCTGGCTGTTGATGGTTATGACCCGCTGTACGCCCTGGGCCACGTTCTCGGCGACCGGGTGGTAGCCGTCTGCTGTCAGCACCAGGTCGCCAACCTGCACTTGTTCGATCGGCACCAGGCCACGTCGCAAGTGAACCAGGGTACCGGCCGGGAGGCATCTGCGAACGTTCCCGGCCACCACGCAGCGGCCAATGTAGTTCATCAGGTCGGTGATATCCACCGAGTCGAGCAGTTGGCCGATCTTGCTTTCGAGGTGCGCCCGGATAAGCAGGTGGAGTTCCTTGAGGATGTCCGGGCCTGAGGACTTGCCGCCAAAACCCTTGATGTCAGAGCCGGGGAGGCGGATCTGGGAGTAGTCGAATTCGACGATGCCGGCGGCAGCGTTGATGGTGTAGGAGTGAATCAGGTGGCGGAGGGAGTCTACCCAACCCTCCCGCGAGTCGGGGATGACGAACGGGCGGATGATTTCGGGGTTGGGGCGGTTGATCCGGATCTTGCCGGCCCCCTTGGTGTCGAAGCCGACGCCGACGCCGAGCATCGACATGTCCATCATGAAGCAGAACGGTTCGGCGGGGTCGGCTTCGGCGGCGTCGTCCGTCGAGCACATGCCGCAGTTGTTGAGGGCGGCACTGCCCCGCTTCCACATGAACTCGGTGCCCATCATCCAGAGGCCACGACCCGGCGGCAGGAACTTGAAGTCCCACATCCGCACGAACATTTCCTGGGCACTGGCTTGGGCCTTATCATAGTCCCAGGGGATATGGAGTTTTTTGCAGTGGCGGCGTTGGATCTCGTAGCAGCCCTCGACTACCCGCTTGATGACGTCGAGGAAGGTTTCTTTGCTGCCGTCCGCTTTGAGTCTAGAATAAGTGCGGTAGAAGACGAATTCGCCGAGGCCGTTGAAGCCAAATTTTGGCTTCTTGCCCTTGTATTTCTTGAGGAAGTCGCGGTCTAGGGCGAAATGGTCATCGCGGTTGATGCCGAAGTCCTTGTCGCCGACGTTGTAGATTTCTGACTGTGGCGACGGGGCAATGGGGGTACCGGTGCTCACCGTCGCGGTGAGATTTACGATTCTGACAGACACAATTTTCTCCAATCTGTCCCGAAGATTTCTTTGGCTTTACGGGCATTCCCTGAGTCATTCAGGAAACGCCCACGAATAATATACAGTTCTGCTGCTGACGGCAGCAGATTCCGTTCCTGTGGTCTAGCCAGATTGAGACGGGCTAAAGACTTACTGCAACTAGCAGACAGGGCTAGGTACAGTTCAGAGAGTTGAGTTGCTTTGTACCACAGGGTTAGATTGCAGAAACCATCGAATTGTTCCCGATAGAGCAGAGTGGCAATTGGATCATTGTCTTTGACCTGATCGCGTACCCACCGTTTCATGCAAATCAAAGAGCGCAATAATTGATTGTTCTTGGTTGATTCACTGAGCAGCTTGTTATAGCAGATCGACAGCATGTTGGACTGGTGTAGGACCGCTAGTCCCTTACAGATCGTGCCGTTTTCCTTCGAGGTCTGCACGGCGATATCGATGAATTTGCGTGCCGCTTCGTCGTTCAATTCCCATTCTTCGAATTTCTTCGCCATCGCACTAGCATAGCGCCACTGGTAGGTCTTAGCGGGGTCTGTGTTGGCTGGGAGCGAAAATTTTCGACCGTGTTGTGAATATGATTCAGAACACCAATGCAGAATGTTGCGGATGCGATTGTCGTCCATTTTTCGGCCCCCCGCTAAATAACCAGCCAGATCGCAATACGAGGAGCTTCAATGGCTGACGAGAGTTCACCCCGGGACGACAACCAGACCATCTTTGATGAGCTATCCACGAAATTAAGCGATAGATTCGGTGAGGCCTGCCAACAATGCGGGATCGAGACAGCTATTGCCATCGCCGCCTCCCCGCAAGGTGATCGTCCCATCATCTTTATCAGAGGGCACGAATACGATGCTGCCGTCCTTGGCAATCAAGTCCTGAAACAAATGATCAGGGACCTGCTCGTCGGCCTTGACCCGAATCCATTTCAGACAGACGACAGGACATAAGACTCTTTGATCGAGGCCTCCATAGCCTCGATCTCGGCCAGGATCTTCTGGGCTGCCTGAGAACAGGTAAGGCCATCCGGCGGGGCTGTGATGGGCCGCCCAACCACCAGTTTGTCGGCGCCGGCCTCAATGGCGTCTGCCGGGCTCATCGCCCGCTTCTGGTCATTAGCAGCCGCCCAGGCCGGCCGCACGCCCGGAGTGATTTTCACAAATTTGTCAAACACCCCGCCATTGACCAGATATGGCAGGTCACGCGGCGAACAGATGATGGCGGGCACCTTAGCCTCAGCCGCCAGGCAAGCCAGGTCACTGACCAACGAACCAACCGCACTCGCATCGGACATGTGGCCGGAGATGTCAAAACGACACTTTTCAAGGTCATTACAATCTAGCGACGTCAAAATCGTGACGGCGGCCACCATGGTTTCGTCCCCGGCCTCCTCCACGGCGGCTTTCATCGCGGCTAGGCCGGCGGTGGCGTGAACGTTAATTAGATCGACCCCCAATTTCTTGGCGGCCCGGACCGAACGCCCGACGGTAGTGGGGATATCGTTCAGTTTAATATCAAAGAAAGCACGGGCTTCGTGTTTCTTGACCCAACCGAGAACCTTGTCGGCGTTCTGAGAGGCGATTAATTCAAGGCCGATTTTGTACCAACCCACGTGCTGGTGGGTCTGTTCAATAACAACTAGGGCGCTCGACACATCTGGCACATCGAGCGCCACCATCAGACGATCCTTCATGATCCTACCTCTGACTGTTAGAAAGCAGACCCATGATCTCTAGGCGAAGAGCATCATCGCCAAGCTGATAGCATTTATTTAATACCGAAAATAGCGGTGTGAAACGATCGAATTCCCACCGATAGATGGTGATATCGAGGACCTTGTCTTTGCCGCGGCTCATCGTAAGTGGGATGATTGGCCGGCCGTGGTCAGTGGCCATGGCCTCTAACAGGCCGTCGATGATCTCTTGGGAAGCGGCGTCGTCGTCCAGATAGGTCCTAATCGCCCCGGCCAAACTCTGTAAAATCTTCTGCCAATCAAAAAAGTAATATATCTTATCTATGTTATTGTCATAGATTATAGTCCACATCCGAATGACCTGACCATCAAGTTCGGGGTGGATAGCAGACATTCCGGCAACTCATGAAGTTTATCGGCTTGCACCAGACCACCCTCCACTATCCGCACAATATCATCACGGGCGACCACGCCACCGCGGTCAGGATAATATTCTTCTATCACTATGCCAGGTTGATGGACTATGAATAAGTGCGGCACCAGTGAAGGAATGTCATAAGTATTTTCGGGACCCAACTTTCTCCTGGAAATCACAGGCCCGAACATCTCAACGATTTCTATTACACCAGACAGGATTAAGAAACGATTCGCACGTTGCCGGTGATAATGGAGGGAACAGAACCCCCCAACCAGCACCTCCAGCTCATGTTTGGAATAGAACGGGCTATGGACCAATTCTCTGGTCCGGCCCCAAACTTTGGCTGTCCAGTCCATTAACGACCTCTCACGCCGCTTGGAGGTGGATTCTTCTCATAGTAATAGCTGATCTTGCGACTTCCTTCGACAATCAACTCATTAAAGCCAACGCCGGTCGGCTCATCTGGATTGGCGATCGCTGAGGTCGGCAAAATATTGCCGGACGGTTTAAATAAATCCACGTACGCAACACCGTCAACTTTTTTAATTGCCTCAATAAAATTAGAGTAATAGAATGGGCCACCCATATCCCAATTATCAAGGTTAAAGAAATCGGTGATCGCCGCTTCTACCTTCTCTTTAACCACCGAAGCGTCAACGTTCCGGTTAACGATCACCGTCATCTCAACGTCAATCGCCTTCAGCGCCCCGTCCAGCACCACCACACTATCAGTCACCACATTCAGGTCATTAAAATAGGTGACTAACCCTGCTTTAAGCCCTGCATTCGGCGCCACCGGCAACCCATCCGGCCCTTCTGCAAGCGTGTAGATCTCAACTTGGTTAGCGTTCCTACCAGTCCTGATCGTGGCCAGAGCCTTCAACACCGCACCAAAAACTGGGTGACTAAAGGTGCTGGCGGCCTGTGCGTAGTCCTCCGCAGTCACAATCGAGCGCTGGAGGGCAAAATCGCGGGGGGCGCGCCGCTTGGCCGCCTCAATGCTCTCCCGGTCGGTCCCGCCGGACGACGGCGTGATGTTCCGAAAGCGAACCGAGACCGCCGCGTTGGCCGGCGGCAGGGGGGTCAGTTGTCTAGTCGCGTCTACCTGCCCAACACCCACCCGCCCACGACTACCGCCACCGACCCGATAACGGAAGCTGATACTAGAACCGGACACCGGCGCCTGACCGGTCACGTCATCACCAAAACGAAATTTCGCCCGATTGTCCACAAAAATGACTTCAACAACCTTGTCAGTAGAACCATAACGTTCGATGGGCTCGTTAATCACCTTCCAAGGCTCTGCCGTGCTACCGACAGTCACGTCAACGAAAATAGGCGATTCCAAGATCGCATCATCTTGGACTGTGTACACCTGGTTCGGTCCGCCGGCACTAAAGACCACCACCGGTGTGGCTAACCGCCCCTCAAGCCCATAACAAATCACACCACGTTTGCCAGCGGGGATCACAATTTTGCTAGTCCAATCCCCAGGCGCCCGATAGATTTCATAGGTGATCTGTGCTCCGTCCGGGCCATTGGTACTGAAGGCAGTTCCGGCATCGATTTCTATGTCGGTGAACGTAGGCTGGTCTACACTCGCTTCAACATCTGTCACGGCCGGAGTCTGACGTTTGATCCTCTGGTTGATCAAAGCCAGATGGTTAACCACCGCTTCCTCGGTCCGGCTGGTTGGCAGTGTGCCCTCCTGGGCCAGAATATCACTGCGCAACGACAATTTACCAGTGGTCGCCGCCACCAACTCCATTAGCATCATCAAGCCGTTGCTGGCAACGAAATCGTTAAAGTCATCTGGATAATAGGTCTTAAGATACTCAACCATCGCCCGCCTGGCGGTCGTAAAATCTAGCCCAGAAAAATCCAAACGCCTCAGATTCGGTGGCGGTAAAACAACACCGAATTCATCCGGAGTATTAGGAAGATCAAATAGTGTCTCGGGGCTATCGGCCATTATGTTCTCTCAATTAAGTCCGACCAGCCAAGAAATAATCAATCGTAATTAGTCGCCGCATGTCTTTTTTCAGGCTCACAACAATCTGAATAGCAATCCCACCACGGTCGTCGTCACGCTCGATATCCACACTCTCCACATTAACCCGCGGCTCATAGGTCCCGAGGGCATTAATAATCTCACTGCGAAGACCGGCGATCGCAGAGTCGGTGGCCAACTCAAACACAAAGGACCGCAGGTGCACTCCGTATGACGGCCGCATCACCCGCTCACCCGGCACAGTCAAAAGCAACTGGAGAATATCATTCTTGATTAACCGATCGTCCTCTTGTCTTGATAAGACATTCTGCGGACCGCCAATAAATGGCGGGTTCACCCCATAGAACGTTGCTTTGCTCTTAGCCATTTTATTTCACAATGGTGGCTACGGTACGAAGCTTACCCACAAGCACATCGGCGGCAGCAGCAGCGTCATTGGCCTCGACAATAGCCGCGTCCCTGGCCGCGAAAGCCGACTGACGGGTATCCCGCAGTTTATCCAACAGCGGCCCCAGCCCAGCACCACCGATCACCGACAGCGCTTCGATAGTCTTGGTGGTCTCGTTGACGATCTTCTGTTGAAGATTCACTTTAATCTCGGCATCGGCCCGGAGCTGCTTAGCGGCATTGAGTTGATCTGTCAACTCAGCCAGCATCCTAAATGATTCACTAGCAATGAGATCTTGCTCCTCACCAGTGATCCCCATCGCTTCGTAGTCAAGCACATTGGTGTTGTGCTGGATCTGCGTGACCTGGTTGACCAGCATCGGTTCAACCGTCTTGTTATCCACGTCGGTGAATTCCAGGACCTGACCGATCTCATACTGCTTGGAGTTGTTGCCGGTGAGTGATCGCCTGGCGGCCGAGACGTTAAAGATCAATTCGCCGAGAAAGCGCCGATTATCTAAACCACTCAGTGGCTGGTCATGGAAACGGCCAAGGTCAGCCAGACCAGCAGGAATCTTAGGAAAAACCAGATTGGTGCGGGGTGGGGTAGTGTTGCTGATAACGAATGTAATATTACCAGCATCCTGCGGAGTGGATGGCAGAACGCTTTTGTACAGGCCAGTCGAGAATCGGATGATCATCAAGCACCAGTCGGGTGTTCTACTTCATCAACCGGACACTCTTCAAACGGTTCGTTGTAAGTTTGGCCGCGGTCGGTGGGTTCTAGCTGATTGGGTAGAGTTGGTGAATCCTGTGGAGCGACCCTAACCCCACCAGGGCGTTGGCACCCCTGCCCAACAATGGTGGCTCGGCATTTACAACCCCTACCACTCAGCCTAATCCGCAACTGGCAAATTTGAGCGAAAATCCGCCGCCCGTAGTAATTCTTATTGGTATGCACACCGGAACTGTTTATGGTGAGCCTGGTGCCACCAGCTTCCATACGGATCGAACGGCCGGCGTGCATGGTGATATTGCGATCAGCGTTTAGATGGACATCGCGTTTCGCGATAATATTCACTTTGCTGTTCGCATAGATCTCGATGGTGCCGTTTGATTCATTATTATAGATCACAATCTGTCGCTGGCGGTCATCAAACCATTGGTACATCTTGCGGCCCTTTTTGGCTCTCCACACCCCCAACTGTTCGAATTTGGACCACCAAAAGCCCCGGTGTTGTGAATCAACCAATTCAACCCACGGCCCGTCCCCCTTGTTGCCGTCGCGGGCCTCCAGACCCTGTTGCAGTTCTTTCTTACGCACCCCCGACGGGTTCGACGGCGACATCGCTCGTGGCCCCCGACCGCCACGAGTTTTTAACCTCAGATACTCGTTATCATGGTCGAGTTTTAAGTGGTAAGCTGACTTCTCCGGGTCCTTTAACATCATCGGCTTGCGGATAAACTCATTCTCTTTTAACCCCTTAAATTTCGACGCCCATTTCCGCCCCAACGATACTGCCATCATCATATACTGATAACGATCGTTCATCTCGATCGACTGCCCCATGGGACTCCCCCACGAGGAGTGGTTAGCCTTATCGTTCTCATTGAATTCGAAGTAGAAGCCCCGTGGGTTGCCGGTCTTCGGCTCCGCTTTCACCGATGGCGAACGCCTCCCCTTAATGAGCACCCCGTTACCGTGTGGGGCTTCGCGCTTGTCGGCGTTCTTGTCGTCGGAACCGCGGTCATCCAGGACAATCTTGATGCCATATCTGGTCACAACCCTGATCCAGCGGGCGTCCTTGTTACCCCAGTATTTGTCCTCCTGTTCCGACCGCACCCCCATCTCGTCGTTGATCCGCCGTTTGACGAATTTATCGTCATTGGGATGGAAGCCTTTGTCGTAGGCCTGCAGCAGCATCCCGCCCTTAGTCCGCAATTTAATCCACCGCAGATCAGCCTTGTTCTCCGACGAAAGGGTCTGGGGTGGCCCAAATTCGTCCGGCCGGGACTTGGAGGAGACCGGTCCCTCTTGTGCCCAACCGGTGTCACGCATCTCGAATTTAGAACCATACCGGCTGACCAGGCCGATCCGGCGATGGTCGCCTTTCGGCTCGCCTTCATTCAGGAATTTCTGCAAGGATTTCCAACGCTTGATCTCGAACTGTTCGTCCTTCTTGAAACTCCCGATGAATTCCCCCTTGCCCCCCTCTTTCTTCCAATGATAACCCTGGTCTGACATTATGAAGATCGAGCCATATTTGGTGGCCCTGACCATGTACTTCTTGTCTGGGGAGTTGACCTCCGGCGGGCTCTGGCGTTGGTCGAAATTAGACCGTTGGATGGCGTCGTGGTCCGGAGGCGGTGGTGGGTCTTTGTGCTCTTCCGGGAAAAAACCAACAGAAGAACTAATATCAAGGTTGCCATAACGGTCGGCCCACCCGTGGGCCATCGGTCGGCCATCCTTAGGCAAGTAATCAGCATCGTAATCGTCTGGCTTGTCGGCCGGTTTACCCTCTTCATTCACACTCAACGGTGTGACCTGATGCACAGACGGATATGGGTAAAATTTACGCCTGGTCGGATTCGCAAAGCCGGTCCAGATTGGCCCGTACGGCTGCTGACGCTCGAAAGAGATCCAGACCCAGTCTCCGATACAAGGGTGCACAAAACGGCCGGACCTCGGCCCGCCCAACTCAAAAGCGGGAACCGCCCACGGGCACTCTGAAGCAGACATCGAAAAGTCATGCATATCCGGGCACTTAAACCTAACCCGACCCATCACCAGCGGGTCATTCGTTTCCACCACCAACGCCCGATAGCTGCCAGGGAAACGCTCCCAAAGTGGCTTGGTGCGATGGTCAAAGAATTTCCGCCAGACGGTATCAGCATCAGCCATCGCAGCACCTGGACCATCGAATGGAGTCTAACTATTTAACTGACAGAAAAGTCAGAACGCATCCTAGAGGAGTTCAGGCAACACAATAGTGTCCGACGGATATTCAATGACCGATCCACTCTGCGGCCAATTCATTGGATCGCGGACATTATTAAAAGCTATGATAACCCAGTCCAGCAGCGGGGTCCCATAAACCTGATCGCTAATCAGATCGGGGCGACCCTCAAACGAACTGTTGACTCTGAAGACACTTATGTTCTCTTCAGCGGGCCTCTCGACCAGAAAGGATGGGGGTTTCCATCGACCAAAAGTTTCCTTGCCATCGAGAATGGTCATCTCGGTGGTTCTGAACCTGGAGAAATCGTCCTCTTGCATGATTAAAACCAATCAGGGGTAAGAAATGACAATTCAGGAATGTCCTGGGCGGTCGGAGCATCCTTGGTGCCCTTGGTCCAGATCGCCAGGTCAAGGGTAATGTCGGTCTTAAGAAAGTAAGCTTCATCGGTATCCGGCACAGCACTCCCCAATCCATCATTTGGAGCTACGATAGTCTCACTATGCTTGATGTCAACTGACTTGAGCCTGGCTGAGATTAATTCTGAACCGCCGACCGCCCACAACTTAAAGTTAACAACCAATTCTTCCCGTTTTTGCAGTTGTGTGCCAGCGCGCGAATAGTATCCGCGGACCAAACGGACCTGTTCGGCCACCTTCCTGGTCGTCCACAACCCGCCGTCAACAATATAGGTAATCCTAATGGCAAGTTCGCGAGCACCAGTCGAGGCGAAGATGGCAATCGGTTCGTTGCCCGGGAGGGGCTTGTCGGCCCCGGCATTCCACTCCGCTTTACGCACGTCGCTCAGGACCACAGGGGGATACTGCAGGGCAAGCGGCACCCTGGAAGCACCGACTTTAAACTCAAAGAGTGCGTCGCTGGCCAGCCTGGTGTCCCAGTCTGTGTATTCAGCCGGCATCTTACCTCCAGTTGTTCAGGTCGCTACCAAGACTCTGGCCTGACCCAACCATGTTCGGCAGATAGGAACGCAGGATATCCAACAGATCTTTCATGCCGTTATTGGTGCCGATACCGTCGAGTTTGCTCTCGATCTTGTCCATGGTAGCGGCCAGACGACCCAACAGCTCAACGCTCTCATCCCGATCGGCGGTGTTGTCCCCTTCACGCTTATCGAGAATCTGGACAGTATTAATCGTCTGGGCCTTAACTGTCTCTTCTAAACCCGACTTCTCCGCCGCTCTCATAGCCGGCAAAGCCTTAGTCAAAATAGCAGCGTCAATCCGCTCCGCAGCATTCTCCATCAAGCCGGCATAATTATTAAAGTAATCGGCCGCCATGCCGATATTCTCAGCCATCTTCAACCCATCGTTCGTCCGGGCCATCGAATTCGTGAGTTTGGACAGAACCTGGTCGAGGCGGTTCGCCGGCGCCTCAAAGGCATCGACCCCGGCCTTCAATTGATCCGAAGCCCGCAACAATTCAACCCCGATTTTAGCAATATTTGGGGATAACTGCAAAGCCTCGTCCACCAACGACCTGAAGCCACCCATCGGAGTGACACTCAAAACCTGGAAAGAAAGGGCAAATGAGGCCAGAGCCAGACTCACCTGCTTCACCGAGTCGGTAGAACGACGGAATCGACTAACCGCCTGGTCTAACCAGTTCATCCCCAAATAGATCATAATAGACGCCGGCAATAACGCTTGGCCGGCCAGCGCCATTTCCATGCTAGCCGCCAAAATCTGGCCACCCACACCAGCCAGGACCAAACCGGCCTCCGCCAGAGGACGATGCATCCCCAGAAGTTGAGTCGCCGCACCGGACAGCGACCCAGCCGAACTGGCGATCATCCCGGAAACAACCGCAAGCAAAGCAGAACCGCCGAGAAGGGCACCGGCCCCAGCCAGCAAAGTAGCCCCGACCGCAACCAAGTCGGAGTCGATCCCGGAGAATGAGTTAACCGCTTCTGCCATCGACCGGGCACCAACCAGCAGGCCAGCACCACCAGCCAACAGCAGGCTGCCGGCCACCGCCACCTGGGCCGACGCCGCCACCAGAACCGTAGTGCCGGCCAGCAAGACCAACCCACCCAGTAACGACAAAGCCCCGATCCCATTTAATTCGGCTAGGGCCTGATTCATCACCCGACTGCCATCGTGTAACGCTAGGCCACCAGCCGTAAATTGCTGGCCGGCGACCAACAGAAGACCAGATGCCTGCACCAGCCACCCGGACGCCGTAACCAACGCGGCCCCAGTGTCCCCAAGCGGGCCAGCCATCTGAGCCAGGTCGGACAGGGAAGCCAGCACACCCGCCAGGGCTATTTTCATATTCTCCAGACTGGCGGGCAGAGAGACGGCTAACGGGGCTAACGCACCCAAAGTCGCGGCAACCCCCTGAAATAGCCCGGCCACGTCCCGCAATCTTTCGGTGCCAACGAAAAGGGCGGCGCTACCGGCTGCTACGCCCTTGCCGCCAAGCAGGATAGCGGCCCCCAGCTTCACCAGCACCGCCGCGCCTGGCAACAGCAGGCTGGCTGATTTGAAGAGCCCGTTTACGTCCCAGAGTGCGTTTACGGCGGCCTGAAGTTGCTGGGCTCCGGCGGCCAGCAGCGGCGAACCGGCCAAGAGGGACTGGCCACCAACTTCGATGAACCTACCCACTTGAGCCATCAGAATGGACCCGGGCAAGAGCATCGTGCCGGCTGCCGTTAGTGCTATGGCCGCCGGGATCATCGCCAGGCCGCCGGCCAAGATTGCCGTGGCGGCGAAAACCAATAGCGGGGAAACCGCAGCCAGGTCCTTGATGCCACCCACCAAGCCGGTCATAACAAACCCAATGGCCACGGCCAGTTTTTCTACACCCCCCATGAATTTAGCGGCCACCGCCATCAGGGTTTCCATCGGCCAAACCACCAGACGGAGAGCTAAGCCCAATGCTGACAGGGCCACTGACAATGCCACGATTCCTGGTGCACCGATCAGGGAGGCGGCCCCCAGCGCCACCACGGCTATCCCAAGCCCGCCGAGGAAAGTCAACAGTTCAAAACTCATAACACCGGCGATGGCTGTGAGTCCTGCCCCGGCCGCAGCGAGACCCTGGCCGGCCAGCCAGGCGCCGGCCCCGATCATGAGCAGGGTGGCTCCAAGGACAACCATTCCAACGGCAATCGGACCTTGGATGAGGGTGGCTATCCCCACCAGCACGACACCAAGAACGGCCACGGCGGCAATCAAGCCAAGCATGGCCGGGATGGCAGCCCAACCTACTTCGGCGACTGTTCTGACCCCGAGCGCAAACAGGTAAGCCCCGCCACCGGCCATCAGCAACGCTGCTCCCAGAGCCAGCAATGGCACCGTCACACTCCTGACCAGATTGCCGAGGGCTAAGAAGCCTTGCCCGATACTAGTCAGGAGGATGACGATCCCTTGGCCGACAACGCTAGCCAGATTGAGGATGAAATTGAGGGCGAATTGCATCCCCATAGCTAGTCTGGCGAACAGACCGCCGATTGAACCAAAGACCCCCATGAAAGAGACTGCCGCGGCGGTCAGGACGACCAAAGCGATGGCAACTGCAGCGATTGCTTTCGCAGTCCATTTGAAGTAGGTGATAACATAGCCAAGGCCCGGGATCTGTTCGAGCCAGTGGATAACGTCGGCGAATGCCTGGCCGACCGCGAAGGCTTGGGTAATAGTCCAGTTGAGGGCCTGGAGCAGTGGCATGAGAGCATCGCCGACCAGAGCACCGATAGCATCGGTAACTGTCCAGAACCGATCCGATAACAGCCGCCACTGGGCAATAAAGCTGCGGTTTGCTTCACTGAAGGGGTCTTTGATGTTTTGGTTGACCCTCTCCATAATGCGGTTGAATTCGTCGGCACTGCTTCCGGTCAGCCCCAGTTGTTTAGCGACTTTGCCGAATTCACGGGAAGTAAGCATAGCAGCGTCGGAGCCGCCATAGAAACTGTCTCTGATCGCGTTATTGTAGGCCTGGGCAACCTGGATGCTCATCTTGCCGGTTTTGACCAGTTCTTCGCGGGCCGTCATCTCCTGTTCTAGTCTAACGCCGGCCTTGATCTGGGCTTGGTTCAGGTCTTCGGCGCTCTTGATCGCCATGCCGGCAAAGGCACCGAAACGGGCCAACGCTTCATAGTCTCTGGTGATCCAATTATAGAAATCGCGTGCCCCCTCGCTACCCAGGCCGATTTGCTTGCCTAGGCCGGCCATAATGAAGCGGCCTTCCTCCAATTTAATCATCTGCTCGGCTGAACCACCGAAAGCATTCTTAAGCTTGAGTAATTCGACCGACGAACCGGCCATCAAATTCTGGACGTCATGGGTCGAGAGCCCGAATTTCCGCATGGCTTCGGTGATGTGGACCAACTGTCGTTCTACCTGGGGTAGGGACAGACCGACGACGCGGAGGCGATTGGCATATTCACCGGCTTGGCCTATGCCGACTTGGGTCGCGCGGCTGGTCTTGGCCACGATATCTGCATACTTGTCCAATTCCTCACGGGGAACCTTCAAATTCCCCATGACCGCATAGGCCTCGAGGGTCTGCTGACTCATGATCCCGTTAGCGATCCCGAGAGCACGAGCATTAGCCAACAGATCAGACTGGGAACCGTAGGCACGATAATTGGTGGCAACGAAACGCTCAGTGGCTTCACTGGATCTCTGAATCCAATTCCAAATGGATGCCCATGTCAGGTTATTCTGGCCTACGACCCTCCCTTGGTCATTCAGTAGACCTGTGTTCCTGTCGGTGGCCGAGCCAAAAGCCCCGGCCAACTCCACATCGTTTGTGAGTAGTTTATTTTGTTCTTTGTGGCCTAGATTCTTTTTCTTGACCGCCTCGATAATCTTCCCAGTTAAATCATAGAATCCTTTCCATTGTACATGGTGAGATTCTAGGATATCGGAAAATTCTTCTAAGATTTCCTTGATTTCTTGCTTCTGCTTGAATTCCTTCTTGCCGTCCTTGAGTCGATCGTCACTGTTGTCGAGGTGGGTCTGGAGTTCTTTGGAAGCCTCGGCTAGATTAGTATTAATCTTGACCGTGGTCGAATCGATCCCCTGAAAACTCTGAGAGAAATCCAGGAGTGCTTTGTTGGCTTCAGTGGTAATGGCAGTAATCGAGGCAATCGCCTCTTTGGCCGCACTGGCAACCTGGCTCTCGATCTGGACAACTTTGTCGCTGAAGGTATCCAGGGAGGCAAATGCCGCCTGAGATTCTAGGCTAAGCTGAACGCTAAGTGCATAGACTGACGGGTCTGATCGCATGAGATACCTCGTATTCTAGGTATCTTTGCGATATCAATTCCGGCAAGCCACCAGCAATTTAGAAAAGCATTCAGCCGACTGTCGCCCCGGCCTTACGCAGCATCTCCGATACTATTACTATTATCTTGCGGTCTTCCACGAAAATTTCCGACGTATTGGAAGCGAAGTGTGTATATTTATTGTGGGGAATCCCCCTGCAATAAACAAGCAGGAGTGCCCATATGAGTGACCTACCAGTCGCCCGTCGAATCGTAACCGGCATACCAATCGAGCCCAAAAATTGGCGGGAAAGGCTCCATAATTGGTATCAAAAAGTCGTCGATGACTTTAATGCCGAACTACAAAAGAAGAGCGGCAAACCCGCGTTGGTAGAACGCGGCTACCCATATTACCACAATGACTTGTGCGAAACCATTCACGACGCCCAGGAGGACGTCATTGTCCAGGAGGTCCTGAAAATGAGTTTCGAACAAATCAACCTCCTACAGGCCGAAGTTGATACGAAAAAAGTTCTAGACCCGAATTTTCATGGGAGCCGCGAGCACGTTCTTAAATACAAGAGTGGCCACCTCCGCGCCCTTCAACTCAAGAAGGCCGGGAAGTTCGAGCCGACCCTGGACCCAGTGACCAAACTGGGGATCATCGCTGGCAGTTGGGTTGTTGGCGGGATGCTGTACAACAAGTTCCACGACTACACCCGGCGCGAGGGATCTTATGCTATCAGGCCGCCAACCTGATGAGCCACCGAGTCCGCCTCATATCGTGCGCAGTACAGGTCAGTCATCCACTTATCGCGACTGACCACATGGTGGAAGCCATATACCAGCCAGTTACCAGTAACCCACCAATAATCAGAACTACCACTGCGGCGAGCAGCAGTCCATTTCACGAAAATCGTATCGACCCCGAGCCCACGGCCGCTTGACCATTCGCCGTGGCCCAAGACCGAAAATTTCGCCCGCAGAAGCGAATTAACCAGGTTCAGCCACATAGCACGCGGTCTACCATCGATATATTCGTCGTAGCCAATACCGAGGTCGCCAGCAGAGTAAATCTCAGGCACAGCACTAACTTGGGTCCAGCCAATGTTGTCGGCCTCGTGGGAGAAAGCCTGATCGTCGTTGACTTTAGCAATCTGCTTGTTCTCAGTCCGGCTATCCTTAACAAACACCTTGCGCTCCGACTGGTCGGTGATACGGTCCAGATATTGGCCGGAAATCGCCGCCGAACCAGCGGTGATTAGCTTCGACTGAACCACATTCAAAGCATTATCAGCCAGCAACTCCATAGAACTAATAGTATTACCGTGGTTGATATCAAAGTAGCGGTAGAAGGCCCTTTGTTTCGACTGGAGCATCCCTTGCTCCTTGATTACCAGTTGATTGCCGTCTGATTCTAACAACCATTGGGTCTTGCGCTGGGTGATCGACGCCGACCAATCCATCAGGCTGGATATAAAGGTTTTTGGGTCCTGTCGCATCATCCACCACCGATTCTGCTCAGAATCAACAGTACGCCCTACTTCGACCGAGATCCCCGGAGCATATTGGTTGACAACTTTCTGAATGACCTGATCCACTCGCCCCTTATAAGACTGGCCGGAGGCGTCCCCGCGGTTGAGATACCATGATGGTGGGTCTATCGCCACGAATTCCAACCGACCTGCGTCAGGGCCGGCTTTTGTGGAGAGCGACACCAAAATAGCCTTCTGAACCCTGGTAGCACTGTTTGGATAAGTCCCTTGCGGGCCAGCTTGGATCTGAAAAGTAACGTAGACCGGCTTGGATCGGCTCTCCTTAAGGTAGCCGTTCTCAATTAAATTGTTGAGGATATTATAATTAGCATCGATCAGAGTTGCTTTAATAATATAGCCACCGTTGACCATACCTCGAAATTCGAATTTATTGTAGGCATAGCCAATGTCGGTGGTGGTCAAACCTCCCAAATCGAAGGTAATCCGGACCCGCGGGGTAGCATTGGCAACTGGTTGCATACGTTATATTCGCCATAAGGATTTGCGATGGAACTCCTATTCATTAGATACATCCCAAAGAACCAATATTTCCTGTTCCTGAAAATCGGCGAACGAAATGGGAAATTATGTGGGGTGTTAGCACAAGAAGTGAGCGATGAAGAAAGGGCCGCAATACTAAAACACCGCAAGCTACTGGACGCGACCAGTCTACCACGTCGCGTCCAGTGGCTACGTGACCACTGCCCAAACGCCTATCGAATGCATTATCGACAGATCAATCAAGGGAATTTCCAGATCATCAGCCAGCACCATCTATAATAACACGGCTGGCGCCGTGTTGAATGGAAAACTTACGGGTGGCGCTAGCAGTCTTGCCAGCGGCGGCGGCACGGGCCAGAATCGCCAACACCCGTTCGCCTACCACACCTTCGAACGACTTCGGATCGTTCGGGTCGATCGACCCGAACACCAGACCGACACCGACCCTCCCGTTCTCGCCGCCAAAAGTGGTTTCCACGATCGCCGAGATCGCTTCTTTGGCCTTAAGGGAAATAACGCTGAGTAGCGCGTACTGAACCTTATTTCTGAATTCTGCCGCCAGGGTCTGGACCAATTGCTTCCGGAATTCCGGGTCATTTTTGGCCATTTCAACAGCTTCATCGACACAAGGCGCCATCGCCGCGGCAAGCTGCGCCGCCTTGGTCTTAACCAGATCGGTGATAATAGTCTGCTCATTCTTTATCACTTTCCACTGACCAAAAGAGTCCTCCAACCCCATGGCATAAATAACGGCCTGGTGCAGTTTCGCCGTAATCGATTGCGGCAAGTCATTCACGAATTTAGCCACGGTCTCATTCATAACCTGGTTAACCGCATCAGTCTGAGCTTGGCTCAATTTAACCGACATCGATATCTCCTTTGTTCATTGACACAATACATCTGTTGAGTCGATGTATTGTGTCAATGAAGGCAATTTCCTTTAACCCGAGTCATCTATGGCCTGGCTGGACCGTTACAAAAACGAAACCATCTTAGTCTGCAACGAGGAGAACCACAACAAATTCTGGGCTTGCCGCTACGACGAATCCACCAAAATCGTCCACTCCCGGTGGGGACGCATCGGCACCGGCGGACAGACCCAGCAAGTGACCATGGCAAATGACTATGAGGCCGCTGAATTGATCGACAAGAAACGGCGGGAGAAAGGCCGCAAGGGTTACAATCCCGTCGATCGCAAGAAATTCGACGAGATGAACCTGCAAGCAGCCATTGTCGGCACGAACAACAAATGCCACAGCCTGCGATGGGTCAACGTCAAAGAGGCCGGTTTTAGTCTGGCCACCGACACCGAGCTACAGGACCCAAATTGCAACCCTGGCATCTGGATCAACGTCCAGACCAAAAAGGTCTATGACGGCCGGAGCGGCTTTGAGTTTTTGCTCACCGCCGACCACGTCTACGACCTACCGATTGTGGCTAACACGAGCACAATCATGAAGTTCGCAAGGGCGATCACCAAGTCATCGCCATTATACGAGCTAATCAGAAAGGTGGAGGAAGCAGTGGGCCGTTCACTAGCTTGAGTAGAGACGGCGGAACAGATCGTCCTTCCCACGCTCGTCGAAGGCACGGATCGACTTGTCGTGGGTGGACCTAATCTCTTTTTTGCTCATTTTCAAAGTCTCGAACATTTCGTTCCAATCTTTGATGTGTCCGTCGCCATGGGGCGTGGCTGGCGGTAGGCTATAATAAACCTTAAACCCAGCTCTCAGCAGGTCGCGGCCGTTGGTCAGCACACTTTTGATCCCCGCTCGATCGTTGTCGGGCGAGAGGATAACTGACTCGGGCGCCAGGATACTGAGTTTCTTGATCTGGCTTGGGGTGATTGCGGCCCCGCCGGTCGCCAGCGTGTGCTCCCCGAGGGTATGCTTGCCAAAGATCGATTCGGTGATAATCGCGTATTTCGAGTCCAGGCAGTCGTCAAATCCGTAAAGGAAATCCCCCTTACCATACTCGCTTTTACCTATGATTTTCCCGTCCTTATCCTTGATCTTGGTGGGCGGAAAACGATAGATCTTGTCAAGGCGATTCCGGCTCTGCCAATAAACGATCTCTTCGAATTCGAAGTAAGGCCAGATGCACTCTACGCCAGCGTGATATAATTCATTTTCCGCGATCTCCTCGACAGTATACCCACGCCCCTTGAGCCAGTGGAGGAGGATTTTTACTTCCGGGTGGTCTAATTCGTCAGCGATCTTGTTGGCGCCCTTGGGCAATTCGATCTGAAATACTTGCTCCGGTTCCCGGGATGCTGGTTGGAGCATCGGGGCGATGGGTCCGGTGGTTTGGAGGATGTCGCGGACCGCTTGGTCGAAGCTAAACGACTTGTAGAGCATCACAAAGTCGATGAACGAACATTTTCGTTTGCCGGTCTGTGGGTTGATTTTGGCCCAGTCATCGCCACGCCAGTCGTGAACGACCATTTTGTCTGGGTTGATGTTCATCTTGAAATTGCTGTCCCCATTAAAGGGGTTGCAAATCAGATATTCTTGGCCTTCACGGCGGGTACGATAGTCGGGGAAGTGTCTTTCGATCCAGGCCTTGATCTTGGGAGACGGGAGGTGGACTCTGGCCTTATTGGGACTGTAAGCCATAGCTGTCAAATACTATCGATCATTTCTTGAAGAAGATAGAAGCCATTAGCCCGACCAGGCTCATGATGAAGCCGGCGGCAGCCCCAAGAGCCATGGCCTTGGAATTGAGGCCGTGCAGGTCCTTGGCCACTTTTTCGATGGTTTCGTCGGCCTTCTCCAGTTTCCTTTCCAGTTCTTTTAACGATTTCTCGGTCTCGGTCCCAGTCTCCTTGCATCGTTTTTCGTAGGTGTCATCCAACTTGTTAGTGGCCTCTCTGATTTTCTCGCTGGTCGTGTGCTTGTTGTCGTTGATAGATTGGCTCAAGACCAGCTGCAAGCTTGCAATCTGCGATTGGATTTGTTGGAGTTCACGGCTGAGCCGCTCCAGTTCGGCGAGAACCAGTCTACGATACTCGGTCCAACCGTTTGCGTCACCCCCGGTCGGCTTGTTTGTGGTGTTCGGCATGGGCGTCCTTCAACTCATTACCAATCCGGCCGATCAAATTCGATCGACCGTCCCGCCACCTGGTGGCAGAGAAGTTGATATCAACATATCCATCATCGACCGTGCCAACTGCACAATCGAAGCTATTCACATCGTGATCCGAAAGGCTGGCTAACATGTCCCGGAAAGCGACACGACAGTCCGGGCGAACAAAATCAAACAGATTATCGTTACAATCCCACCCAGGTAATTTATTCCAGGACCGGCTAGTTTTGATAAATGATCCATCATGGTCAATTACAGCCAACAGGTCTGGCGAACGCTGGAAGAAACCGTCAGCCAAACTCTCCTCCCGATCAAGTGAGTCACACAATTGGCGTAGACGGACCAATGGCATCGACGGCATGGCTCACCCCACTCAGGAGACGGTGATAATAAACTTACGACTCACCCGCGTCGAGCCATCGGGCAGCATGACAGTCACAAAATAACGATACGTCCCCTTCAAGAAACGAGTCGTGTCCAGCTCATACTGGATAACCCAGGGATGGGAACGATAAGAACCCTGCCGGAGACCAATCCGGCACTCCTCCTTATCAACCAACAATTCGCAATTCTGAGTCTCGATCGAAATCGTCGGTTTCAAAAACGGAATTAGAGGCATCACTAAATTGTAATTGAAATCATACAGCGGCAACGGCACGATCCCAAGCTCAAGCGGCCGGCGTTCCGGCGAATGAAAACGTTGATCGAGCGGCTCGAAGTCAAACCTGACGGTCTGCAGGCCATCGCCGCAGAACCACTCTTCCGGATACACCCAAAAGCGGTGGCAACAGGTCAACAATTGGGCCAACGACTGGTCGTCATCTAGCTCATCGGCGGTCGGCGAAGTGCCGTCTTGGACCGGATTGGTTGGGTAATAATACCAGAGATCAAAATAAATATCCGGTACTACAGCGTCGTTCGGCACCAAGTACGGCAGATGGTATTTGCCAACAATTGGGGTGGCATCAGAATCAGGCTCCGTGCCACAGGCGCCGGTTTGGGTCGCCTCGGTCTCCTGGCAGACTGGTGCCGGGTAGAGGTCATCGGTAGGAGCCACCACCGGAATTGTGGCGACCAAATTGTGGGGTAAGATCTGAGTCTTATAAATCTCAACTTTATAAATGGCAAAAGGATCGGCTAGAACTCCGGCATTGTAGAAATTCACATTCAGGTCGGCGACCTGGCCCCGCCGCGCACTAATTCTGGGCCTGGCTCCAACTAAAGCGGGGCAGCTCATATGGTGTTCCTGTGGTTATTATATTTTTGTTAACAACAGAGCCCGGGATTACCCCGGGCTCATCGGCGGATGCGTGGCATAGATGGCATTCTCGGCATCGCCGACCCAGAGTTCCGCTCGCGTTCCTGCTGCTCCTGGCGGTCCCGATTGATCCTTCTAATCCACCAGGCTCGCTCCTCGGCGGTCATCTGGGATTGTTCGAATAAAGTCAGATTGCCATGAGTCTTGAGTTGGTACTGTTCCTCCTGAATCAATTCCCAACTCCGCTCATATTCATCATGACTTCGCTGGGCGAAAAAACGACTCCTTGATGGGAAGTTCCATCGTAAAGACTTGTTCGCACTTTGGACAGGTAATCTCGACCGTAGCGTCAATACCAGGAGTGTGCTCGCGCAACCATTCCCGGACCGCAGCGGTATCCTGAGCATGCATCTTCGGGATGAATTGGCGGATAGCGAAGACATCCGCCACCCCCATAATGCTAACGATGATCTTCTCTAGATTCTGGGTGATGGTTTCGTCCAGTTCCTGCCGAACCTGGCCGGCTCCGCCGCCACGCAACGAGGAGAGGCTGCGGGTCCGGACCGCCCCAGACTGCGAATTCTTGTTTTTGGCTCGCTGCCGGGCCAACATCTCGTTAGCGTCGGCGGCACGCAAGAAACGAACCCCAACCCAGACTTCGCGCCCCGAGGCCTTGGACAAGTAGGGCAGGACCACCTTAAAAGGCTCCGCCCCCAGACGATCGTCAGCCCAAACAATCGTCTTGGCCAACTCATTCAAATCGTATCGATGGGAGCTAGTATCACTGCAGTCCTTGTTAGGACAGGTGAACATAAACTCATAGACATTACCGTGGGTGATCCCACGCAAGAAGTAGAGCAGAAAAACCCGGTCCCCGACCAGCAAGTTAACCGGATCGAAACCAGCCGGGAATTGGCAGTGCTCGCGGAACAGGAAGTCGATTGATTGGCCGCTCTGGGCCAACCGCTCGGTGGCGAGAATCTTGTCAGCCATCTGACCCATCGGCTTAACCTTAACAATCCCGTCCGACCAACCGTAATAGAGGCCGCGGGACGGCAATTCGCAATTCTCCCATTGTAGAAGTGCGGATTCTGGAGCGTTGATTAGGCTGTCTACAAACTCTTCGTTAGTCTGACCAGGCTTGACCAACGACTTGAGGTTTGAGATTGCTTCGCGGATTTGGTTGGTCTCGGCGCCGGTAGCCGCTGCCGGCTCCGGCTTAATAGGAGCATTTGAATTCAGATCGATTTCTTGCATGGTGATCCCACAATAGAGATTGGCCTCTATTTGCTAACTACTGTGCGAGACCGCCGGGCGGCGAATCCCTAGATCACGCCAGTTAACGTGCCAACCGAAGAGGTGTCCTCAGACGAAGGACGTTCAATAGCCCAGTCATATGTCACCGTCACCTCAACCAATTTAACATCGCTAGAAGTATACGTCAATTCCCCATGACGAATCTGACTCGGCCACGAATTTCTCAATAACCAGGAATTCCGTTTCTTACCGGTAGGCAGATAATAAGAAAGCTCAGAACGTCTCTTATAATGATCGGCATCAGCAAGGCCATGCGATTGAGTCCAGATGTTCCCACGCCACTTCCTCATAACTTCCAGGAGGCCGTCTGAATCGTACCAGGTTATCTTGATGTCGTCCCAAGTCACACTCTTCGCATACTTGTACTCAACGCTCGCCCCGGCATGGACTTCCTTGTTAACCGTAAAAGTAGGCAAGGTCGCGTCCCGCAACGCAATCAACGGACTATTCGGATCACTCCAACCATCCGGGCTCTGACCCTGGAACAAATTCTCAACCTCCCAGGTATAATTATAGTAGTATTCGCGCCGGCTGCTAGGCGCCCGCGAGAAGCCGCCGCCGATCCCCGGCACAACAAAGCCCGGCATAGCCGTCTCCTCTGATTACCTCTCGTTTATTTCGCGAGCGCGCGAATAACAAAGTGTAACCGAAATAGTGGCAATATTAGAATCCGAGTAAGCCAACTCCGACGGCGACACCTTCAGCGGCCAACAATCATAAATGTGATAAGACCAGACAGGAGAGCCATCACCATCCAGCATTTGTAGTTGTGCGTTTTTGAGAAAATCACCAGGAGCCCGGAAGGTACTAGTTGAAACATCCAACATGGTGCTCGACCACCACTCATAAATCAAGCTCGCACATTGATTCTCCAACGAACCATTGTCCTGACCAGATAAAGCTTCATAAAAGCTGAATTCGATTTCTTTCCAGTGGGTCTTACCGGGACGTGCAATCTCATCCTGGCCGGAATGGATAACGATCTTATCAAATTCAACGGCGGGACGGGTACAACGCTCCAGGAACAGCAGAATGCCGTTATCTTGTCTGCCGAGTGGCTCCAGGACCTCTAATGAATAGCGGTGGCGGCGTGCCGTCTCCACGGTATTGGCCGGCCCGTTGCTCTCGGGGGCCACGCCGCAGTCGCTCGCAAATTGAATATTAAAGCCTGGCAATCATTTCTCCAGCAATAAATACGCTAAGAGGGAGGCCATTTGGCCTCCCTCTTAGATTTACCCTACAAACCCTTAGATTTGTGGGCAGTTTGGCGCGATCGGTTGCGGCGCCGGAGCACCGACGCAGTTCCGAACCGCCCGGTCATAACGCATGGTCGCTTCGATAGTAAGAATATCATTCGAAGCATAATCCAGTTCCTGCCAGTTACAGTTCGAGGGCCAGGTCCCCAGCATGGTCCACGATTCAGAGGTCTGACCAGCACCGTCAATCATCAACAGGCTGGCGGTCCGCTTGTAAAGACGGGGGTGAGCCACCTTAATCGAGAACATGTTAACCACAGTCTCGATCCAGTGATAAATCCCGCGGGACACGTCGGGGTCTTGCTGGACATCATACCAGGTCAGCGTGACCGGGTCCCAGTCTTGCTTACCAGCAAACCGGGCCACCTCTTGGTTGTGGTGCAGGTCCGCTTCCTCGAACTTAAAGCTGGGGCGCGAGGCGCTCTGCAGGAACAGCAACTCTGACTGGGAGAAGGCCCCAGTACCTCGCCCGATCGATTCGAAAACCCAGCGATGCTTCCTGCGCGTTTCAGCCGTATTGGAAGGGCCTTGGGCCGAGTATCCCCCGCCGTAGGGCATGATATTAAAGCCTGGCATTTTCGCCCTCTGCTCGACCTGGAAAGTTACTATATTAGATTTTCTCGGAGCCACCGTGAGACCATCCAAACAGAAGAAGCCGGCGAATTGTGCTTGCGGATGGTCGGGGGAAGTCAGAGGCGACACTTACAACGCGAACGTAAAACGCAATGGAGTCTACACCTGCCACCACTGCTGCACCATCAAGGCGGGCAAGGCTGGCAAATTTAGCCACACCCCAGAGAAGAGATCGGCACAGAGCAAGGCATTGTGGAGCCGGCCAGAATTCAGAGCTAAGATCACTGCCACATCTACGGCCGCCAACACGACCGATGAATATAGAGCAGCACAATCGACCAGGACCAGCGAATTATGGAAAGACGATGGGTACAAGAAAAGAGTCTCAGCCGGAGTAACTGAGGCCTTGCTCAGTCTAGAGGCGCGTGCTAGAATCTCCGCTGGTCTTCACCAGCGGTACCTCGAAGACCCGAATTATAGATTAGCTGTTGGCGAGGCAGCCAGAAAACGCTTTGCCGATGATGAATACCGAATGCGGATGGCCGTAATCAGAGCCAACCAACCGAGCATTTCAGGCCTGCAGATAGCGTTATACTCATTCCTAGGCGATCTGGGAGTAAGTTACGAACGGGAAGGTCCAGCAACTGCGATCGGCCATTATGTATTCGACTGCCTAGTCAAACGCCCTAACGACCGAAAACTCCTCATCGAATGCCAAGGTAATTATTGGCATTCATTACCAGGCGCTGCAGCTAGGGACCGGGCCAAATTCACCTACATCAATCGATACTTCCCAGACCACGAAATCATGTATATCTGGGAGCACGAATTCGGCACCAAAGACCGTGTCCTCGATAGGCTGAAACTAAAACTCGGCATCGCTATCCCAACTGTCACCTTCTCGTTCAAGGAGATCGAAGTTGCTGAGGCTGACAGCAAGGAAGTGAGATCATTCCTGGATCAATACCACTATATTGGTGGTTCACGTGGTGGCCGAGCGATTGTAGCCAGACACCAACAACAAGTGATTGGGTGCGTGCTCTTTAGCCGACTAATTCGGCAGAACCATCAAGCACTCCCAGCCGACGCGATCGAGTTATCCAGATTATGCATCCATCCTTCCTACCACAAGCATAATTTCGCAAGTTGGCTGGTTTCGCGTGCGATCAAGATGTCTGGCTATAGGAGCATTGTGGCCTTCGCCGACACCACAGTGGGGCATCTGGGCACTGTCTACAAGGCAGCTAATTTCAAACTACACCACACCACCCAGTCTGACTATTGGTATGTTGATAAAGATGGCTACGTGATGCACAAGAAGACCCTCTATAACCGTGCTGTAAACCTGAAACTCACCGAGGCCGAATTCGCTGACAAATATGGGTACATCAAGAAATGGGGAGGACCAAAACTGTGTTTCCTACACCAGAAGAGCTAGAAGAAATTATACCGGGGTATGAATAACGGAAGCACACAAGTGCTGCTCAACTGGGCGGACAAGCCGCACAACTTCGCTTTCTTCAACATCAATTTGGAAGATCCCCTCGTCTCAGCCGTATTTGACGGGCCTTGGGCTGAATAGCCGCCGCCATACGGCATGATGTTGAACCCTGGCATACAGCCTCCAGCCATGTATTGGGGTAAAAATCCTACAATAGTTTTTCCTTGACGGGCAGCCAGAGATGTCACACAACGGGCCATTCGTCATCATCGGCTGTGACCTCTGTCAAACTCCAATCAAGATTCGTTCCTACAGTGCCAACGCCAACCGTAAACGGAACCACGGCATCTTCAAATGTGGGGGATGCAGCAGAAAAGAAGCCGGAGCGAGGGGAAGCTACGACCGTTCCTCCACCAGAGATCTCTCAGCCGACTCACGCCGATTGTGGCAAGACCAAGAGTACGCCGCTGCTGTAAGCAGTGGGATCACAAAGGCATGGACCCCAGAACGCAGAGCGGCCCATTCAATCATAATGCGAGAGAGATGGGCTGGCGGCGCATACCGTGAAGCGATGGTCGGCAAGCTACGTGATTGGTGTTTGGATAACCGCAAAGAGATTGTCGAACGACTCTTGAAATTCTGGGCTGACCCACAGGCCAGGGAAAATCGGGCCAAACTGTCATCTGAATTATGGGACAGAGAAGAATACCAGAAATTGGTGTCCGAGTCCATCAAAGACTCATTCACTGCAGAACGACGAGTTGCAGTCGGTGTCGAGAATAACCGGCGCTGGCAAGATGCCGACTACAGAGAACGGATTAAGATTGCCATATCGCGGACAATGACTGAGTTGTGGGCAGACGAAGCCCAGAGGGCAAAATGGGCGGTTGGGAGGAGCAAGCAACCACGCATCAGCAGTCTACAAGTATCACTTTACGAATATCTCGACAACCTAGGAGTCAATTACGTTCGAGAAGGCCCAGACACAACCGTCGGATTTTATGTCTTCGATTGTAAAATTGCTACTGCACACGGGCGATCGTTGCTGATCGAATGCCAGGGCGATTATTGGCATTCACTACCCAAAACCATAAGGAATGATCGGGCGAAATTCACCTACATAAACCGCTACTTCCCGGAATACGAGATCATGTATATCTGGGAACACGAATTCTCAGCCAAAGATCGCGTTCTGGATCGTCTGAAGACCAAGTTAGGCATCAAGCCGGACACGGTTGATTATCAATTCGGCCAGTTGCAACACGCCCGGATAGACCGCAATCTATCAAACGAATTCCTAACCAAGTATCACTATCTGGGAGCTTCGCGTGGGGGCTCCGATTATGGTCTATGGCTCGGCGATACACTAATCGCGGTTAGCCGTTTCGGGCCGTTGCCGCGGCAGAATATGGCGCACCAATTTCCAAACGGAGCCGTCGAATTAGCCAGACTGTGCGTCCATCCGAATTACCACAAAAAGAATCTGCTCAGTTGGTGGCTAGCTAGATTAGTAAAGGACCATCAAGTCGTCGTCGCTTTCGCCGACACCACCGTCGGACATCTGGGGACGGTCTATAAGGCCTCCAATTTCAAGCTACACCACACCACCCAGTCCGATTATTGGTATGCGGACAAGGATGGCTACGTTATGCACAAGAAAACCCTATACAACCGGGCCGTGAATCTAAAACTCACCGAGTCAGAATTCGCGGCCGAGTATGGGTACATCAAGAAATGGGGAGGACCAAAACTGTGTTTCCTCTACCATGGAAAATGAGCGAAGATGAGCGAAGAACAACTCATTGCGGCTCTCGCCCATGGAGTGGGTGAAGAATTAGACAAGGAAAACCTCGCATACACAATCGAGAAATACGGAATTATCGTTCCGCTCGGCAGAACGACACTCAGCATCAGTATCTATTTCGACGAGTGGAGATATGATATCCACTTGCCTACTATCATAATCTACTACGATGGCAGAAGAATCGCTCACAGCACCATAGACTATGCCGATCCAAATTGTTTCGACAGTGTGCGACAAGCGGTGGTCGCGATCGTAAACGACAACTATATGCACATCCCGCGCAACTTCGTCTTCGAACTACACGCTTACCTAGACTCCAGAGCAACCCTCCAACAGCAATCCTAACATTGCTTTCTGTTCTCTGTGCAAAGTTACAAGTTAGCACCACCACCACCACCACCACCACCAATGGCACAGAGCTATGGCCAACCAACTGAGTATCCTGGCAGCCATCATAGCTGACATCGAAAACGGCCACACAGCCGCGGAAATCACATTCAAGCACCGGGTCAACATGAACCAGGTGCGAATGTGGGCCGACACCATAGACAAGACCAGCAGCATCTACCGAACCATCCAACAGTTCCTAGAAACTCACCGCTTGCACTTACTCGGCTATAACCGCGACAGCGGCCCAACCTTCACCGAATCAGAAGTCATAGCACCACCCCCGCCCCCGCCGGCGCCACCGCCCCCGCCGGCGCCACCGCCCCCACCACCGCCCCCACCACCGCCCCCGCCACCGCCACCGCCACCACCGCCGCCCCCGCCACCGCCCTCAGACGAGGACCCACTGGTGGAGCCTGGACAGGCCAGCAGTTATGGCAAGTCGTTCGGCCCTGGTATCATCAACCACAGCATCGCGGAACCGACCGAAGGGGCGCTGCTCCTGGCATTCGTGGCCACCAAGAGTTCCTACTCAAATATCACTGTTTCCGTAAGCAATGCAGACGGCGCCTTCACCCAAGTGGGCAGTTACCGCCGTTTCCTCAATGTCCACGAAGGAAGCCTGTCACTGTGGTATAAGAGAGTGGGTAGTAGCGGCAACGAAGGGACGATCACTGTCACCACTTCCGGCGACTCGTCGGCTGTCCTGGGCATCCTGGAATGTTTCGGTGCTAACTCCAACCCACCACACGACGGCTACAACAGCAATTCAACCAGCGAAGGTGCCGGCCCCACAACATGGACGACCGGCGCAATCACGGTAAACACCAACGGCGACATGGCGGTCGGCGCCTTCATGCAACTGAACAACTTCGACGACCACCTGGTACCGGCGGACGGCTATGTCACAGCCATCAACCGCTACGACGGCTCCATCGACTCCACCGACATCGGCTTCTGGGTCGTTTACAAAATCGGCGTGAACACACCAAGCGAAGAGATCACCGCCACCACCTTCGGCGACGACTACGCCGCCTTCGGCATCACCCTCAAGGAATAAACTAATTGGGGTGCAATCCAAATTTGGATTGCACCCCAATTATCGCAATAGACGATCAGCAGGGATAGACTTTCTAAACGGATGATCGACCAACCAGGGAGTGGGCTCCAAAACCCGTTCAACCAGAACCCCTCCCTCTAGCACCACCTCAACCCAACGCTTTCGCCACTCATGGACCGGGTCACGTGGCGGGATCAACAGCGGTCGCCACAGGTCCTCCATAGCTGGGATTTTGAGCCCCTTGATTAGGTCGTCGCGGATAAAGAAAGCATTCACCCCATTTTTTTCGCAATAGACTAAGGTATAGCCCATAGTCTTGTTGAGCTTAACAAAAGCCGCCAAACTCGCGGTAGCGTAGTCGTTACCGGACCACACGAACTGTGGATCATAGGCAATCGTGATGGAAACGGGCGGCTTGAACAGACCATTGTAGTCATGAACGATAACGCGCGGCCGGTAATCCATCAGGGCCTTACGAACCCAGTAGTCGTTGCCGTCGATGTCGATGGAGAGCAGGTCGGGTTCTCTCGGAACACCATACTTAATAAAGATGTCGTTGACGTTCTCGGCGGTAATAAATTCTTTCGTGACTGACGGCCCCCAATCACCCCCATCCATCAGCAACCCAGACCAACCACACTGTTCAGTAAGGTAACGGGCCTGACACTCGTGGCCGCCGTCGCAACCGAATTCGACGTAGCGTTTATTGGTGGTGCCAATGTTGGCGAAGATAAATTCGATGACGCCGTCCTCGCCGTTCTGGGAGAAGACCTTGCATTCATGCTGCCCGATCTGATCAATCCAGTTCAAAACAACCCCTCATGCAAGTAGTGCGGACGACCAAACGCAAAATTTCTCTGGTCCAAGCGCCATGTTTCCCACAGCAACTGCCGCCTGGCAGCATCAGTCGCGAAATTATATAAACAAGAATGGTCTTTCAAAATCACACGAATCACCTGAGCAATAATCCAATCGATCGCCTCCGGATCGTGCAGCGGCTTATTCAAAATCCGACCGCAACAATTATAGGCACAGTCGCGCCGTATCTGCCGATAACGAAGCGAATTATTGAATTTAGCCAGTAACAATCGTCCATTCCAAACTGTGATTGTGGCTGATTCATTGCCCAGCCCTTGAATGTGAACATTGGCCCAGTCGCTTGGCTCAACAGACGGAGCCTCCACCACACAGGGGACCGCGGCTTCGAGACTAGCAACCAAGCCATGAGCGACCAATTCACAGAAACCCATTGCGACACACCCGTGGACGATCATCAGCCATACACAAAACATCTCTTAGGGCCGCCGAACTTTTTGACGTACCCGTAAGCGGCAACAAACTCCGACTCGGCCATCCCCATCTTGACCGCACGGCCATATAGCGTCCGCTTATGCATCACAAAACCATCGCCATCCACATACCAATAATCCGGGTCCACCTCATGATGAAGTTTGAAGTTCGAGGCCTTATAGATGGCCCCAGTGTGACCAACCGTACTATCCGCATAGGCCACCACCTTCCCGCCGACCAGCCGCAACGACCGGCTGATAAACCAGCTAGCGAAGTTCTTGCGGTGGTAAGACGGGTGAATACAGCATCTAGATAACTCTCTGAATTCGCCGAACGCCCCCATGTTCTGCCGGAGTGGCGGGCTGAACACGACACAGGCTACCAGCAGATCTCCCAGGTAAGCCCCATAGGTCTTACCACCTCTACCTTTACCGATGTAGTGGTAGGCGTCCAGGAACGACTTCACCTCACCCGCCGAGACCTCTTTAATTTGGATGTCTTGGAAACGGAAATCAACAGTTTCGACCGACAAGCCGAGTCTCAATTTCAATCTGTCTAGGACCCGGTCCTTGGTATAGAATTCATGTTCCCAGATGTACATGACCTCGTACTCTGGGAAGTATCGGTCAACGTAGGTGAACTTGGCTTTGTCACGGCTGGCTGAACCTGGTAAGGAATGCCAGTAATCACCCTGACACTCGATCAGGATCTTCAGTCCCTGATGTTCCACCAGGCAGTCGAAGACAAAGTAGCCAATCTTAGTCTCTTGGCCTTCACGGTAATAAGTGACACCTAGATCCCCCAGAAATTGATACAATAACTGCTGTTGTGTGCTTTGACGTGGTTGACCGGATCTAATCTGTGCCATAAGCTCGCGGTGTTCTTCATTCTGCCATCTCGCCTTATTTCCTGCGATCACCGCCTGGCGATACTCATCGTTTTCCCAATTCGCTCTGCCAGCCTCAGTCAACTTCTCCAGCACTTCGGGTCGAGAAAGAATCTCCCTGTTGATGGCCGCCATTTTCTCCTTAAAGGCGTCGTCGAAACAGTCAGCGAAAGCGCCATCTTCCCACAACGATTTAGTGTTGCCAGATTGAATGGCCGACATGTGGGTACGATAGTCCTGACGCTGCCAGGTCTCGATCATCCTCTCGCGTAGCTTACCAATCAACTTAGCTCGGTATTCAGGTTGCGCCCAGAGGTTCTTAGCCGCGATGCTGCTATTTCTGCGTCTGGCCTCAATCATCTCGTGTGTGGTCATCTTGGCCCGAAAGTCAGCATCCGACCAACGTTCAGCCGATTCTGACCGCTTCTGTTCACGATACTCAGGGGATCGGACTGCGCTCAAATTATTGGCAATATATTCCTGATCCTGCCATTTCTTGGCGGCCCGTGTCGCACAACCGTCCTTAAATTGTTGGCTTTTAGTAGCACAGTTATGACAGAAGAGCCGACCAGCAGTGCGTTTAAGTGTCTGTTTAACCGAACAGTATATCCTATCGGCTTCAACCCCACATTCGTCGCATTCGACGACGACTTTGGACTTGGAACGGGCTGAATTGTTGGTAATTCCATACTTGATTTCCGTCTTCTGCCAGTTGATCATCTCATTGACATCCACAGTGCATTAATCGAAATACACGAAAAAGGCCACAGACCCTTATGGAATCTGTGGCCTTTTGGTTATTACACTGAAGTTGAAGCCGAAACGATCCCTGCGGCAGCCAGGACCTCCTCGGCCGAGAAGCTGGCCCCGGTCCGCAGCACGGCCAGGTTCAGCACCACGAATTCGACCGTCCGCGTGGGCTTCAGGAAGACTGAGATCCACAGTTCGTTTCGATCGATTCTCTCCGGAGTGTTGTTGGTCTCATCAACAATCACCCGGTAGGCTTGGAGGCCTCGCCGAGCTTGGATATCAGCCAGGAAGGGGTCGATAGTGGCGATGACCTGCTTCCACAGGATCTTGTCGTTCGGTTCGAAGATGAAGTTCCGCAGTAGGCGGACCAAGTTCTTCTTAATGTGAATCATCAGCATCCGGACGCTGACGCGGTCCAGGGCCGACTGGGTCCGCTGTAAGGTCCGCTGCCCCCAGATCACGATCCCGTCTTGCGGGAACTTGACGATCGGGTTGACGGCGTTCCCAGAACCGTAGAGCAGATCGCGCTCGCCCTGGGTCGGCGAGTATTCGACGTCCAGCGCGGTCAGAAGCCGGCCACGCTTGAGGCCAGCCGGGGCGAACCAGGACTCGGCATCCCGTGCGGTCCGGCTAAAGACGGCGGTCACGTGGCCGGAGGGCGGGACCCAAATTTCGTCGTTGCTGAACTGGTCGAAGATCCGCACCCAGCCCCAGTAGAGGGCACCGTAGCTTGAGTTGATGGCTGCCCGCAGGTCGGAGAGCAGCATGCCGTTGTGCCAGTCCACTGCCTGTTGTGGCCGCAGGCCGAACGGCGGGTCCACCAGGTAGAGGACGTCGCCGCGGGATTCACACATCTGGAGTGCGGTGCCGATCACCGCACCGGTTGAGAAACCGGGGGTGCAGAGCAGGTTGATGTCTACCGCTTCCGGGTTTTGGAAGGCGTACAGGCCACTGGAGGTGGCTGGGTTGCCGATCACCGCGGCGTCCAGTTCAGAGCTGAAGGCCGGGTCGGTCGGGATGCCGTTGGCCTGGCCGAGGTAGGCCCGTTCGGTGAACTGGGATGGGTAGCGGACTTCGAAGTCGGTGGCGCTGGCGTTGTTGTTGAGGAAGGCTGGCCGCTCTTCCCATTGGACGTAGGCGCTGCCGTTCCGGCCACCGTACTTGGTGCCGGGGTTGACGACGTTGCCGATGTAGCGGTCATCCCGTTTGTCGAAGCTGACGTTCTCTACGATTTCGAGGACGGAACGGTTGGCGTCCTTGACGGTCAGCTTGTAGCGGCCGGCTGGGGTGGTGCCGGTCACGAAGACTTCGAGCGAGGCGGTCACGCCGTCCACCCAGGTCCCCGGTGACGGGGCGACCAGCCAGCCCACCACGTTCTGGAAGTAGGCGGTGTCGGAGGCGCAGTCACTGGAGAGCGGTGAGGTCTCGCAGGACAGCGGGGTGGCGGCGGTGATCTGCCCTGAGGCCGGCAGGACTAGCCGGTTGTCGCGAAAGCCCCGGTAGGCCCGTTGGTACGGGTAGGGGATTTCAAGTTCCTCGGCGAAGCGGAGGGTCTTGAGGTTGGAGAAGGTTGCCAGGAGCGAGAGCGTGTCGAATTCGTGGTCGGGGCTGGTGACGATAACCACGTGCTCTGAGCCGCCCGGGACCGTCAGGGCGAACGACTCGTACAGGGTTTCGCCGGCCACGACGCCGGTCACGTTGACGGAGGTGGCCAGGCTATCGGCAGTCTGGGCCAGCCCGACTGGAACGTTGAATTCAATTGTCTTGGTGGTGTCGGTCCCGACCAGGTTGAGTTTGACCCGGTTGTTTTGGGCGGTGATATCGAACGGGCCTGGGTCCACGCCGAGCAGGTAAGACCGTGGGATATCCCAGGCATACTGCTGGCTGCCGACTTCCAGGGCAAACCCTGAGGTCCCCATGAGCTGGATTCGGTTGCCGGCAACCGTGGTCCGCAGTTGGGGGATGACGGTTTCGCCGTCTTCCAGGGTGAACTCCACCATCAGGTAGCCGTCACCCGACAGTAGGTTGTTGAAAGCGGTGACGAAGTCGGCGGCGGTGGTGTAGGTGGCGGTCGGCATCGTGTGCTGAGTGCCGGCCACCCCCTCAACATCAACGGTGAATTTCCGGTTGTCCGGAGCCACCTTGAAGCTGAAAGTGTCGTTCTCGTCGATCACACCGGCGGTGACTACGACTTGGACAGTCAGACCGTTTTCGAGGTCGATGGCCTGGCTGGTGCCGTTGTAGTCGAAATCGTCCATGGTCCCGGAGGCGACCACTTCACCGTCCGAGTTGCGGATGACTTGGAAGGTGGCACCTTCAACGCTAGCGGCGTCGGAGGCGGTTGGAGCCCCAGTGATCACCATGACGAACGAGTCGTCGATGTCGCCGGTGTAGGTGCCGACGATGTTCAGGGTGGCGCTAGTCGCACCATCGGTGGTGCTCACCACCACGTCCTGGTAGTCGATATCGCTGACGCTGGCGGCATGAAAGGCGAGCGGGGCGTCGGTGCTAACCACCCGCAGGTTCAGCCGACCGTAGTCAATCCCAGTGAACAGCGGGATGCGACCCCAACCGGTGCCGCGGGCGCCGCTGGTGTCGATGCAGATTGAGGATAATTCGTCGGGTTGCCCTTCTTGGCATTCGACGCCGACCCGCATCACGTAGCACTCGTTCCCCTCTTCGAGGTAACTGAGCACCGCGTACATCAGGTAGGATTCTGGGAATGGCTCACCAAAGGTGTCGAGAGCCTGTTGGGAGGTGCTGATGAAGACAGCTTCGTTCAGCGGACCCTTCTGGGCGGTACCGATGAACGCGGGCCGCAGCGGGCCAACAGCGGTCGGGAGAATGCTTAGGTCGATTTCCCGGGGGAAGACTCCGGGCGAAAGGAAAACTGCCATGCGTATTTACCTCTCAGGTAATTCATCTTTGCCGGAGTTTACTGTGGCATCTCGCAAAGACACCATTCTGGCTGACCCCAGGTCATCAATTGTCCAGATATCTTTGCGAAAGGAGTAGCCATTACACTAATGGCCAAATGTGACACCTACAAGCAGCCGACCAAGATAAGCCTTAAGAATCACTGGCGTTCAGGAAAGGCACGGCCGACCCGTGGTCGTGCTTCGAATGCCGCAAGCCGGCCATAAGAAGTTGGGTTTCGTTGAGCTGTACAAGACAAGCCAGAAACACAAATTGGTTAATTTCCTGTCGTCGTTCGACCCGAAATCAACCGAGGCCCAGAACCTATTCAATCACGGTTACAGGAAATTCTGGGACTCGGGGCAGGAAATCAACAAGCTCATTTCTTCTTGTTCTGATTAGGCCACGTCAAGCCGGTTTACTCGGCCGCCGCTTCACTGTCGTAGTTGACCTGGACCATCCGCCGCTTCCGCAGGTTCTCGATCTGGTCTTCGCGGAGGTAGGATTTCGGTAGCATCACGTCCTGGCCGGGGTTCAAACGAACTTGCTGCTCGTTCGAGAAGAAATCGGAACCCGGGGCTCTGACCTGGAGCGGGATCATCTGCTTAGAGCAATTGTAAAGTCGCACCATCGCAGACTTTTTCTTAGCTTTAGCCACCACAATCTCCATTAGACGGTTTGTTGAGCCTGGGTTGCGTTCTGAACTGGTTCCACCCACTGGTTAGTCAAGCTGCTGGAACCTTTACCGGCCAAGAGAATATCACCAAGCCGTTCCTTGAGCAGGGTCACACGACCCAAGACGGTCGGGACGATCTTCTCCGGCAGGGGCAGCCACGCCTCAGCAGTAGTAGTTACCTCGTATCTAATATTTGCATGTTGATCGTGCCCTGTTTCCTTATCGCTGGTATCCTGGGAGCCGCCCAAACGAAGCTGGACATTCCCTTCAATCTTCCCATCGCTCATCCGAAATTCGGCCAACGAATTAAAACGAGTCAAAACCTGGTAGATGATATACTCGGCATCACGTTTATGCTCAGCCCAGATCGTCAAAGTGTAGTCAACCAGGAACGGCACAGGACGGTAGACTTTGGCGGCCAGATTACCTCTGGTGCTGACGTACCGGGCCGTCATGGCATGGTAAGCCGGACTGTACTTCTCTGGGTTGAACTCTGCCGAAGTCCTGTCGATCGCCGCCAGCGGCAGCCGAGCCCGCCCGTCCTTGAGCTCATCGGCCCAAACCAACAACGATTTATCACCACCGGCAATCTTAACCCGCATAAACCTATATGAGTCCTTGGTCGGTACCCGGATACCTGACCAATATTGTTTCATAGCATCATCTAGCGCCCGAAAACCAGGTTGCAGGAACTCTTCGAGGTTATAGGGGTACGACATAAAGTCGGAGCCGGCAATATCGGTCCGACCGCCCTGTACATGAGAGACCTGCCGGACACCCGGGACCTCAGCGGCTCCGTGGGGGAGAGAAGCGCGAAGGTCGGCGGCCGGCATTCCGACATCAGAGTTGAAATCATGGAGTGGCAAAGACTCACCTGACTAAATTAGTAAAATTGGCCGGGTTCCGCAGCTGCTGCATGGTCCGATCAGCTTTATCGACAGCCTCGCTGTCACCAGTTTGCCCGACCAGAGTCGCCTTGATCTCGCCGCCAACCTCATTCTTGCCGATCAAATCAACCTCTATTCCAGTGTCCTCTTTGATCTTGGCCTGGATAGCACCAGCAATTTGGTTAAACAGTTGATGCTTAACTAGTTCCAATCTGGAATCCAGATTCTTGCACTGGTCTTTAGCTCTCACGGTATCCGCCTTTCTTTTCCGCCATTTCATCGAACGGCATCGGACTGGCGTCAGCCGGCCGCACGGTCATGTCGGCAGTTAGGACCTCAGCCTGGCAGGTCAAGTACAGCCAGTTATAACGAAAATTGCCAGATGGCGTAGCATTAGTGACTCTGTAATATTTCGGGTTCAGGCTCTCGGTGGCAGCGTTGTAGGGGACCTGGACAACGTCGCCCACCCTGAGCATTCTCTCGCCAAAGCACCGATATAGCTGTTGGTGGTTGAAAACAATCTCGGTCCGGTTGGTGTTGTCCGCTCCCCACTTCTTAAGTTCCATCTCTAGTGGCGCCGGTTTGAAGAAGGCCTTCATCGGGACCGGGTTCCAGTAAGTTGGGTCCGGGTCGGCGTCCCAAAGCCGGTCATAATCAGCGTTCTCGGTGCGGACATAGACCTTGACCTCAGCGCCGGAGACATTGATCATTTCCTCAGCCAGCTTCCTGGCCAATTTGAGGTCATTGCTATCCGAATCGTGCAATGCTAATGGGGTGTGCCTCTGCTGGGCTTCACTCCGGAAGTCCGGGTGGGAAGCATCAAATAAGTTCCCATCGGGCTGGCTGGTGGTTTCCACACCGTAACGATAAACAGGCATAAAATCTCCCTGATGTATTTTTGTGACTGGGTATCCTAAAAGTCACTGGAGATAAGCAATGGGCAGACAAACGCGAGATCGTCTGAGTCAGCCAATTAAGATCTATTGAGCCGTGGTGGTCAGGTACGGTCGTACCTGTCCACGCGGTTTCCTACCGGTCTACTCAGTCGATACCGAAGAAGAAGCCAGGCGATTGTTAGTCTTAACCTGCGGCACCAACCACAAAGGGGAGTTCATCGCCAAGGAACTCATGGCGAGTCAGAACTTGAAGAACCTACAGGCTTTTGGTGATCGTCTCCACGAGGCCCATAAGTGGCTGAAGAAAAAGAAACCCCAGTGAACATCGCCGCAGAAGAAATCGCAGGAGGCGTTTACACCTTCTTGGGCGATCGCTTCCCCGGATTGTTTAAATCAGGAATCGACAAGTGGTCAGGGTATTCCTACGGCGAACCGATCTTGTCGGTAACTGTCGGCGCCGGATTGGCCACAATCACCGCTGCCTGCTCGATAAGACGCCCGGAAGTCAACAACCTAGTACGCATAACCAACAAGATCAAAGTCCACTACGACCAATATATGATCGATTTGATGGAGCCGGACGCCTTCGACTGGTTAGAGCGTCTGGTCCAGGCCCTTCGGGACGATCATGCTGATCACCTGCGGCGACTATTTTACCAGACGAGAGAGTCAGATGGGCCGTACGGTACCCTCTATTTTCCAGCGAGCTAACCCCTATGGTTAAGATCGATTACGTTCGTTTCCGCCATCTGCACGTGTCCGCCCGTTGCCCGAAGTGCGGGACAGAAAGCCGGCACGACAAGGGGCACTGTTCGCCAAAAGAGTTGAAATCCACCCAGGTTTTCTGGTGCGAAAACCATGGGTGCTTTAGTATGGACATTGATTGGGGCCAGGAAATCAACAAGCTCATTTCTTCTTGTTCTGATTAGGCCAACCTTCATGCCAGAATTTCTTTGGGATTTCGGCCATCAGGGCAACGCAGTCGAGGCAGAGGACAATGTTCTTGATACTCTCTAAGGCCCCACCGGGGCCAGTCGGGACCCTACCGGTTCCGATCGGGGAATTCTCAGAGGGTCGTTCACAACGGCAGCAGATCCCGTGTTTAACAATCTTCGGGCTGTCGTTGTAATCAACTCCGAAATTCATCCTAGTCCCCCAGGGTAGTCCCCGCCTTGCCAACTCGGCAGCGGTGGTAACACCCCACCACCAGCCGGGAATGCACCTTCCTCACGATAAGGATTCTGCTCGGGTGGCTTAGCCAGCCGGAAATCCGGATGCGGACAGTAGCCCATCCCGTTGATATCACAAGCGTCGAAATTCTCCTCGACCGGCAATTCACCATCCGCCAACGATTTCAAGATCTTGTAATAATCATCGTAGCTCTGGCACGGGCAGTCCGGCTTCAGCGGCGGCAGCACAAACCATTTCTGACGATAGCCACCCCGGTTGAAATTAGCACCCCATTTCACAAACGAACCGGGGATCGCGGCTAAGGCTACTTTCAGATCGACCAGGGCGTTGGTGACACCCTGTTTGGCGAGATAGGCACCAAGGACACGCGAAGACATCCCGGAAGTGGGTTCCAGTCCTGGGACAAGAATCTTATTGTTTGCTTGAATTTCGAGCTGCCAGGCGATAGTGTGGGTCCAGGTAGACGGATTGGTGGCCATTAGCAACTCAGTGGTTTAGACGGCTACCATAGGCTTTGATCATGATAACCACCACATTAGCCACCATCACCCATCTAGCATACAGTGTCTTTAAGGCCAACAGCCAGAATCCCCATCAAAGGCACCAGAAGGTTCCAGAGCCAGAACGACAGCGGTTCCCCAAGATTTATCGCCTGCTCCAAAATCTTCTCCCGGGCCTGTTCCCCCTCCTGAACCATATCGGCCCCATCGTAGCTAATGCTGCCACCATCGGGGGTCGGCATACCCGAGATCTTCCGCCGCGACGAACCAATCATGATCCTGGCCTCAGCCACCATCAGATCATAGGCCAATTGTCTGGCCTGCGGACTCCTGAAATGAGTGACCACCGGCAGGTACAAAACCGTGACCGGGAAAGCCCCCTTCGGAGTCGGATAAAGACGGATCAACTGATCCTTGGCGCTCAACGAGTCGCCATCGACCGTCGATTCACCTTCGTTAATAACCTCCCAGTGCCCCTCGGTCCCCAGGATCTTCTGACTGAACTTCCTGTATGCGGCCAATAAGTGGTAATCTAGTAGGATATTCTGGATTCCACTAATGTTACCTACATTCAAGCAAATTGGGAGGTCGCCAGTATTTAAGAACAAAGATGGGACACGACCACCCAGATCCTCAACCACCTCACACCACTCGCGGTTGTGATCTCCATGACCAACGATCAAGTGAGCGATCTCGTGGGCGAGACAATCTCGCAAACGGGCCGGATCGGCAAGGAGCTTGCGGGACAAATAGATGTCACCGCTGGCCAAGTCGGCAGCACCATCGACCGCCAACGGCAACAAGTGGATCAGCACGTCTCGCCTCCAGTCAACCACCAATCAAAAGAGTGGTTACTTTATTGTTTGCAACAAGGACACAGCCACCGCCAAATGGCCAAGATAGCAAAGGTATCTAGCTTCACAATCCGGCAATGGATAAAACGACACGACATCACCTGGCGAACAAACTCAGAATCACTCCTACTCCAATCAGCAGCCATCTCGGCAAGAGCCCAGTCAACCTGGGCAGACCAGACCAAGAGACAAAAACACAGCCTGACCATGAAAGCGGTCCAAGAAAACCGCAAAGCCGAACTATCAGCATCGGCCAAAGAGAACTGGCGTTTAAACCGCGACAAAATCACAGCAGGCATCCGAACCGCCGCCCAACGCCCCACCACCAAAGCCAAACGCTCCGCAGCCGCACAAACCAACTGGAGCAACCCAGCCTACCGCCAGAAAATCAGCGATGCCATGGCCATCCTGTGGCAGGACGACGATTATCGCAATTTAGTGATCCAAGGCAACAAAGATAACGCCGACCCGGACGCCATCCGACAACGCTGGCTCGACCCACAATACCGGGCACAGATGGTCGCCGCCATCCGCCACAACGCCAACAACCCAGAATATCTAACCAAGCTGGCAGAAAGCTCTCGGCTGCTCTGGGAGAACCCAGAATACCGGGCCAAACAGAACGCCGCCAAGACCGACGAACACCTCAGGCTCTTATCCAAGATCGCCAAGAGACAGTGGCAGAACCCAGAATACCGGGCCAAGCTAGCCACCGGTATAACCACAGCGGCCTTTCTGGCCGCCTGCATAGAACGGCACGGCGATGTCTTCAACTACGACAGCACCAGGTTTGGCACCTGGCAGGATCGAATCGACGTTGTCTGCACACGCTGCGGAACCACACTCAACAAGATACCCCAGTGCCACATCAAGAACGGTTACTGTCAAGTCTGCCACATGTCAGCAGGCCAACGCACGCTCAGTGCGTTCCTGGACGACAAAGTCACCTACATCACAAACGATCGACAGACAATACCACCTCTTGAGCTTGATATCTATATCCCAAGCCATAAACTAGCAATAGAATATCATGGCCTCTACTGGCATTCATCCAATCAACAGGAAGCTGGACAGGAACGACTACGGCACCAGACGAAAGCCCTACGCTGCAAAGAGGCCGGCATTAAACTGCTCCAGTTCTTCGACTTCGAACTGGAGCAGAAGCCCACCCTCGTGTACTCAATGATAGACAATGCTATCGGGCTGTCGGAACCGCTCAACGCCCGGTCCATGGGCGTCAAGCGCCTGGACAACGCCGACGCCGAAAGATTCTTCTCCGCCAACCACCTTCACGGGCACCGCACAGCCGCCACCACCATCGCCCTGCACAACAACGCCGGTCCGGTCATGGCCATTTCCGCCAGCCGACAAGGCGTTGGTTACGAGATCATCAGAATGGCTACTTTGGCCGGCTTGACTGTCCGGGGCGGGGCCGGCCGTCTGCTCGTGGCGCTCCACAAGGCCATCGACGGGGCACCACTCACCACCTACGCCGACCTGCGCATCTCCCAAGGTGGTGTATATGACAAGCTTGGTTTCACCGCGGCCGGGTTCACCGCCCCCGGCTATTTTTATTACCGCGGCAACACAATACTATCAAGACAGAAATGCCAGAAACACAAACTCGCGAAGCTGCTCGGGGCCGGTTTTAACCCGGCCGCATCAGAATCAGCCAACATGTTCGCAAACGGCTTCCGCCGAGTCTGGGACGCCGGCCATTTGCGGTTCAGCCGGGAACGGAGCGTCCTCAACTAGATAGAATTCATTGCCGAGACCACTCACGTAACAATAACCACCGCCCAAATCAACCGACCAGGTCCCATCTGTAGTCACTAGCTGGCGGTCCACGATAGTCACTTCACGATTGTCGTCGGTCATCAGTTTGAGGTCAGGATAGCCCAGGAAAGCCTGACGCATCTGCCCGCTGATGTGGACCGGATGGTTGGGTGTGCATGCCAGTAGGTCCGTCTCGGTTTTCAGAACCTGAATCGGCTGTCTGACAGCATTCCATCGCAGTCGGGCCGGTCTCGGGCCAAATGGCGTCACCACCGTGGTCTCAACATCACCTAGTTGTTTGGTATAGATGTCCTCACAAGCTAACGGGCCTTCTGTCGTTAGCAGTTTGGTGCCGCCGGGGAAGCAGAACAGGTATGATTCAGCCCCGAACACGTCGTCGATCCTGGTCGTCACTGGGTCCCAGCTTACCTGCTGGACCCAGTAGGCATCTTTAGGCAAAGGGTAGGTGGATTTGAGAGGTTGGGTCCAAAAGACCCCAAGTTTTTGTTCACGCGGGAAGTATTGGGCGATAAAGTCGCCGGCCACTCGCCAGATTACCTCAAATTGGTCTTCAGTGAGTTCAACGTCGATCTGCGGGTAGCCGAGCTTGGCTAGTACGTATTTTTTCATCGGCTCCGAGCGAACCTTCATAATGCTCGGGAGATCCGCTGGTCCAACAATTGCCATTGGAACATATCCTATGGACTACAAAAACAAGGCAGATTTCCAGGCGCAGTACAGCTCGGGCCTTAGCTACGCCGACATAGCTAAAATTTGTCTGGTGTCGATATCGACGATTAGGAAATGGGCCAAGAAGCATGGCATCGTCGGCAGATCGATCAGCGATTCTATGAAGGTAAAATGGACCGATGCTACCCATCGTCAAAAGGCCATCAGAGGAATAACCATCGGCTTGGCCAACTCCAAAGAAAAGAGACGCATCAGCAGCCAGTTAATGTGGGCAGACCCAATATTCAGAGCCGCACAGTTGAACAAGAGAAGAAATCAAGAATACAGAACACTACAGTCTGAGATTCAAAAAGCCCGACTACAAAACGACTCAGCAGCGCTTATCAAAGCTATTGAGATCCTGGCCAGGAACCGCAACGACCCACAAGTGAGAGAGGTAACAAGACGCAAACTACAACAGCTATGGTCAAATAGTGAGCAAAAAGCCCGACTGTTGGCTGCTATGAGCAGTGGTCGATCAACCATCGAATACCAAGAACGCCTATCCAAAGCCATGAAATCAGCAATGGGGACCCCGGAGATGAGATTGGCGATCTCGCGCCGTACCCAAAAACTATGGGAGAATCCGGACTACAAAGCAAAGGTCAACGCAGCCCGCAGGGCAAAATGGGCGGAGGAGGCCTATAGAACTAAGTTAGCACAAACGCAGGCGCGGCGAACCACCGTTTCAATCCTGGAACAACTAGTGGTGCGCCTGCTGGCCGAACGCGGCATAGAGGCGGGGCCGACGCAACTGGGGCCTTGGACTTTCGACATTCATTTTGAATTGAGGGGGCGAGGTGTCTTAATCGAATGCCAGGGAGACTACTGGCATCGACAGCCGGCGACAGCCATCAGAGACAAACAAAAAAACACTTACTATAACCGTTATCTGGCCAAAGACTACGATTTGTCCTATATCTATGAGTTTGAATTTTATGGTCAACAGAAAATCGCCTCAATTGTGGACGGAATATTAGGGACACCACAGAGCCAAATCCCATTTAATCTCGAAGACGTGGTCATCAATGGAGATCACGACCGGGCTGAGACTGACCGTTTCTTGTGGTCGTACCACTATCTAGGCAGATCGAGGTCGTGCCTGCCAGTAGCCGCTACGATCGACGGGAAGTTAATCGCTGTGCTGTGTTTTGCTAACTGCACGAGACAACAGACCCCACTACGCTTAGGCAAAAAGCCTGAAGAGACACTTGAGTTAATTAGATTTTGTGTCCATCCCAACTACCGAAAGAAGAATTTCGCGTCATGGTTGCTGGCCAGGAGCATGAAGTTTATACCGGCTTCGATCACAACTATCATATCATTCGCCGACGCCGGGGCCGGTCATTCCGGAACCGTGTACAAGGCCGCCGGGTGGCGACTGGACGGTCTATCAAACAAGTCTTATTGGTACATTGACCAAGAAGGACATCGCTATCATAAGAAATCAGTGTGGGACCAGGCGCAAAGACTCAAGATGAATGAGTCTCAATATGCCGACGAGATGGGGTTGAACCGGATAATTGGTAAACCACTACAGAGGTTCGTTAAAGTTCTGTAGTGGTTTGCGACTAAATTACCGTGGGAAATGGAAGCCACGATCTCCGTAGACAATCCCTGAATAATCGATCCGGAACACTTGATAAACCGCGTTGGGCGGCATGTTAGTGGCCAGGGCCGATTCGATCGCACTCTTGAGGGCTTTCACCTCATCATCCACGGTCGTCGCTGGGGTGGCGTCGTTGGAATGCTGGACCGGCCCGCTCCAGACCTCACCCCCGGAAATTCGCTGGGTGTTGCTATAGGTCTGGATGTTTTCGGCCGAGGACTCCACGAAGCCGGTCAGCATTAGTTGGGCGGGGTTGGCCCCGATCTGGGGCTTCGCGGCAGTCCCGGAAGCAAAAGAGCCTAACCCGCCTCGACGGTTTACGTCTGCAAGCTGCACACGTTGGCCGCCGCCGGGTTGGGCCGGGTTGATACTACTGACACCGTCGATCGCATCGTAGGCCATCACGGCTAGTTTGGCCAGGTCGTTCAGATATTCGAATCGCTTGCCGGGGCGGGCCGGGACCACCGCAATATGGACAGTGAATGGCACCAATTTCATAGCTTCCCTCCAGTAAAATATTTTTCACCGCAGAGATAATCATTCAACTGGGATCAAGTCATGTTCCATAAACTGGATGGGGCACCGTAATCCTCTATCAGCAAACTCACCCTCCTCCAGCCGAAGGTCTGACTCATATAGGAATTTAAGCTGAGCTTGGCCGTGTTGATGCCAACCAGCAATATGGACCACCTCTTGCTTGCCGTGGCCGACACGGAGAACGGTTCGTCGCCGGTAGAGAGGGCATTGACCGGGTTGGAAATCCACGCGGACCAAACGCCGGCCACTGATGTGATACAGATCAAACGACGATAGCTTAGGACGGTCCAATTCTTCGGTCGAGTGTTCCCTCTCGATATCAAATTGGCAAAATTGCGCACCGTCCTTATAGTTGGCCACCCAAAAAACGGTGGCACCGGCATCCACAGCCGCCGAATGGCAGATCGGGTCGATGTCAATCATAATTCTAATTCATCTAGTTCTTCGTATTGGGGTGGTTGTCTATTTAGCAGTTCTTTGTGTTCATCGTCATTATAGACCTCAGTCGGGTGCGCCCAGGTACAGTACCCCTTACGACCACGGCCGTCCAAGTCCAGGTGGGACAATGACTCCGGCACTGGCTCATCGAATTGGAGGCCGAGGATTTTGCCGGGTTCGGTGGTAATACAGAGCAACGTCCCGTTCATGAATTCAGGCATAGAGCGAGCCTTGTACCAAAGGCGGTCGCCTTTCTTCAGCTTTTTCATGGTCTCTCCAATTAAGTCTCGTCATACATCCAGGTAAAGGTCTCCTGGCCGGTCACGCCCGGTGAGGCCGTACTAATCACTTCCAGTTGATACACCACCAAATCGCCGAAATCCCCGGTGCCCGAAGTCGAACCAGACACCGACAGTGTCGCCCCGGAAGTGTAACCAAAAGCGTTGGCGGTGACACCAGCCAGAGATGAATAGTTGGAAGTATTAAGAACGTCGCCAGTGGTCCCAGTAGTACCAGTGGCCTGGATATATGAGGTGGCCGTCTGAACCTTACAGGACACCCCGGTGCCAAAGGTGTTAGAACCGTCAGTAAACCAACGGATATTATTAACTGTCCCAGCCGGCGCTACCGAACACTCTAATCTGGTTGCGACCCAAAAACTATAATTCGTACCGCTGCTGGGAATCCGGATCGGGTTGTTCGAGCTTGAGGCAGTTGATTGATGGCTGTCGGTGGCGTTGGCCACCGTATTGGCGCTGGTTATATCAGTCTTGGTCGGCCCAGCGCCAGTCAAACGGTTAATCTTAATAGTCGCTGCCATACGCCCTCCTCAATTATTGTAATTTTGGTGAGAAGGGCAATATCATCAGCGACGCCTAAAAAACAAACGCTCCCCGCTCGCCACTCGCTGGCTCATTCGCGCACGCACCTCCGCCGCTGTCGGCGAAGCCACGAACAACAAAGTCTGCAACGGCTGGCCCGGAGTCGGGCTCCCATTCAACAGTACGTGAGCCAGACGAATAGTCGGCGGCACAGCACTCCCGACCGCAGTCAAAGCCGGCACATTAAAATAAGTCATCACCCCCATAGCACCTTGAATGACCTTAGGCAGAACCCTGGCGAGCGGACGCCCACTATTAACCCCGGGGAGCACATAACCGGGGCGGTTAAACAACGGTGCCGCCGGTTGGGCGAAAGCAGCCAGGCGGGGAAAACGCGGCTGCGGGAGATAACGGGTGGCCTGAGATGGGGAGGCGAGGGGGCCGCGGAACTGGGCAGCGGCCGGGGCGGCGGTGACGATGAGGAAAAGCCCGACGAGAATAGCCCGGCGCATATCGTGACCTCTTGGTTAAAACGAACGGCTTATCTACGGAACACGAACGCCAACTTGGGTAGCCCGAATTGCTTCCGGTAGCCGAATTTGACGGCGTACTCGGCCTCTCTCAACTGGGATCTCACAGCCCGATTATAAAGAGTTTTCTTGTGCAGAACATATCCGTCATCGTTCACATACCAGTAGTCCGGCTTTATTTCGTGGTGCAGTTGGAAGTTAGCAGCACGATACACCCCACCGCAGTGCCCGGCAGTCTTGTCGGCATACGCGACAACCAACGGCGCATCAACATGCCGCAATGACCGTGCTATGAGCCACGACGCAAAATTTGGCTTATGCCTCGTCGGCGCGACACACAAACGGGACAATTCTAGAAAGCCATCGGTCCCATAGCAGCCACTCAAATTCTGCCGAAGCGGCGGAGCGTAAACAACAGCACCGACCATCTCTTTCCCAAGCTTGGCCCCCACAGCTAATCCACCCCTATTACCGCCAATATAATGATAAGCGTCCAGAAATGACTTACACTCTTCAAAACCGACCGGCGCTACTGTCACATCCTCGAAACGAAAATCAGCCAATGGCGGCGTGTTGATTCTAAGCTGGAGGTTGCGAACAACCAATTCCGGACAGTCATTTATGTCAGACTCCCACACATACACTATTCTGTAATCGGGATGGTAATTGTTGATGTAGTCGAATTTCTGACGATCGCGGCTGATGGCCGCTTTCTTCGAATGAAAATATGTCCCTTGCACATCGATCAGAATTTTTGACGCCGGCAGCAGCGCATCGAAATTATAATAACCAATTTTAGTCTTCTCCGATTCCGGCTCAAAATCAATCCCGGCTTGTACCAACAAGTCATAAAACTTCAGCTGCAGCCCGCTAACTCTGGGATTGTTGCTCAGATATTCCGCGTGTTTATGCCGGTATTGGTCATCGTTCCATTTCAGTTTTATAGCATCGCTACAAGACCGCAGACTTATGTTGAGTTCCTTGGCAGTTTCAATTAAATAGGTCTTCGACCAACCAGTGATTTCCATTAGTTCCAGCACGGAATGGTCAGCGTAATGTTCAACAAACCATTCCCGATTACGCCATACTGTCCTCGGCAGCTTATCGGCTGCCAGATCTAACGATAGTTGGCGGCTAACTTCACGTGTCCGCAGCGAGACACCGGCGGCCAACAAATTGGTCCTCATTACACTTGGCACCACTCCGTACTCCGCCGCCAGCCGGGCTATGCTACTGCCGCTTTCGTATTTCGTGCGTATGATTGCTAATGGCAGATGGTTGTGTAGTAGGGCGGCTTCCCGGTTCGATCTCGACGGAATTGCTAATTGCTTGGCCACATGCCGGACCATGGTGCTGGACACCCCAACTAGTTTGGCGATCTCCGGCCATGACATCATCTCGACATTGTATTTCTGGTTTAGCCAATCGTAGGATTTCCAGGTCATTGCGGCTCCCGAATTGGCCATGTTCGATCTAAGCAACACAATCACCAACAAAAAAGAGAGGGGGCAATTGCCCCCTCTCCTCCGCTCTGAGAACGTTATTACGGTTGGTCGGCGGTGAGGTCTCGGGCATCGCTGTGCAGGTCGCCGTCGAGGCCGACCGTGGTGTTGGCGATGAAGCGATCGCTGCCGATCTGGAACGCGAAATCCACGTCCGGCAGTTGGGTCTGCGCGGTGGCGAAGGACACTTGCTTGTTCAGACCGACCACGATCGGGAAACCCCGGGTGGCGTTGCTGCGTGCTTCACCCATGTACGGGCTGAAATCCTTGGTGCTGGTGTCGCGGGTGATGACACCAACGCGGACCTCATGGCCCGGGATGGCCATCACCAGCGGACGCAGCCGCTTGATGAGCGAAGCCACACTATCGAACCACAGCGGCTGCCGCTGCGCCCGCACGTTGCGGTAGATCTTGATGTCGGTGTTCGCTGGTTGAGCGGACATTTCCTTCTCCTTGAAGAAATTGGACAAAATATATTGGACGAAGAGACCATAATTTTGGTATTGGGGTTCCATGAATAACGCTCAGGTGCATCTGGTTGACTGGGCGGAAACCGAGGCCAGGTTCGGCTACGGGCTGGCCCAGGCGGTCGGGAAGAACCTGGTCATCGTCCGCTGCGCCGAATGCAAGTCAGAATTGATCATCAAACTCAGCTCAGTCCGGATCAACCACGGCAAACCATTCAACCCCGTCTGCCGCAGTTGCAAGCAGAAGTCGGTCTGGGAGCGGCCCGAATACGCCCAGAAACAAGCCCAGACTCAGCAGCGCCTCACGGCCGAACGCTGGCAATCCGATGAATATCGGTCCAAGATCGTAGCCGGAGTGACGGCGGCCCACACCGACAACACCTATCGCGCCCAGGCGGTCGCCGCCATGCGGTCGAACGAGATCAAACGTCTGCAGAATCTAGATGCCGTCCGGGATGGCTACCGGGGCAAATTAGTAGCAGCCGCGAAGAAGAATTGGGCAGACCAGCAGTACCGGGCCAAATTGGTCGAGAAACTCCGCTCGCCGGGCACCAAGCTCAAGATCAGCACCGGGGTTAGAGCCGCCTGGAGCCGCCCGGAATACTCGAAGGCGGTCCTGCTGAACAGCAAGAGCAAGCTAGAGGAGAATCTGGCAGCTATACTTGACAATTTGGGGATCGGCTACGATCGCCAGCATACCGTCGGCCACTGGCCTTTCGACTTCCACATCCCACACACCCCGCGTGATATTCTCGTCGAGGTCCACGGTGAATACTGGCACGGCGAGAGATTCGAGAACCAACGCTCAAGGGACCAGGCCAAGGCCACCTTTATCGAGCGGTACCACTCCGACAAGTATGAATTGAAGGTACTCTGGGAGCACGAATTCCTATCGCCAGAACGTATCCACCATCTGGTCGCCGGCTGGTTCGGCCGCCAACCCCAAGCTGTTGACTACAAATTCTCGCAGCTTGAGATCAAGACGATCGAGGCCAGCAAAGCCAATCTATTCCTCAGCAAATACCACCACACCGCCTCAGGGGGCAGGAGTGGTATCAGTGTGGCGGCGATGGACGGCGATACGATCGTCGGGGTGGCCAGATACTGTTACCCAACCAGGGTGGAATCAGCGAAGAAGCAGGGGGTGAAGTATCGAGAGATCATGGAATTGACTAGACTCGCGGTGCATCCCTGTTACCGCAAGCATAATCTGGTGTCCTGGTTCCTGGCCAGGACCTACCAGTTTCTGCCGGTCAAGAAATTGATGACTTTCGCCGACAGCACCTACGGGCACGCCGGGACGATTTACAAGGCGAGCAACTGGAGATTAGATGGAGTGATCAGGGCCGATTACTTCTACAGAGATCGCGATGGGTTCATTATGCATAAGAAGACTCTGTGGAACCAGTCTAAGAAAATGGGGATGAGTGAAGTGGATTATGCCGCCAAGCATGGTTATACTAGATGCGATGGGGGTACGAAGACGAGATTTGTGATCGACCTATGACAGGGCGGGAGGGATTTGTGCGATCCTTAGTTTACTGGCTCGCGGGTTCGTGCTCCCTTAGCGGCTTGCCTATTATTGTGCATTCCAGAGTGAGGATTATCACCCGGACGACGCATGCCTATCCTGAGCTTACCGTGCCATCCTTAGTCGCCGCCAGCAGGCTCTGTCAGCTGGTCAAACAGGAGCGGTATCTCAGTGCTAATCCTTAGCTGCTCCCGGCAGGCGTTATCGGTCCGCCGGAACAGGTGGCCATACAGCATCCGGGTAGCGTGCTCATCCTTAGCTATTCCCAGCAGACTTTGTCGGTCAGCGCGCCTGCCGCTTCTTCATCACGGCCAGTTCGTGCTCGTCCTTAGCTGTTCCCGGCAGGCTTGGTACAGTCGAAATGGTCGCTACCATAGTCGTGCTCACCTTAGCTGTCTCCAGCAGGCTTTGCCGGCAACTTCGTCCCGCGCTATTCTGCTAGACCTTGATGTCGGTGTTCGCTGGTTGAGCGGACATTTCCTTCTCCTTGAGGAATGGGACAAAATATATTGAACCGAGCAACCATAATTGTAGTATTGGGTTTCCATGAATAACGCACAGCCGGCTGGCACTCTGGAGGACCAGAAGCTCAGCCTGGGAGAACGCACCTGTTCCCCGCCCGATGCTCTCGAACACCACCGGTGCTTCCGTCTTTTCCCAGACCGCTGCCCGCTTACTCGAAGTACCCGTCGATGCTAACAGAGCCTTGTACGATCTGAGAGGCCGTTGCGGTTCCTATGGGCATCCGGAGGATCACCGCGAACTGGCGTCCAGCCTCACATACCACCGGGGTCTGGAACTGTCGCACGATCTGCTGAACGTTGGCACCCACCACCGCTCCGATCGGGAGCGACTGAGACCCGATCGGAGTCCTGATGAAGTTACCCGTGTTCAGGTTCGCTGCGGTGCCGTTCGTACCCAACCCCCAGACCATCAGGGTCGGGGTTGTCGCCACGGCAGCCCCCGTGTTCCAAGCATCGATCGACAGACCAGTCACCACCAACTGATATGGAGATGGCACCGTGAAACTGAACAACAGGTAGTCAGTGGCGGCACCGGCAATAGCCGCAAACTGGAATAGACCACCAAGAGTGGTGTAGCCGGCCGCGGTGTTGGACAATGTGGCCGACGCAGGGGCCGCACTGTTGGCGAACTGTTGAGTCTGCGTAAAAGCAGTCGGAGAGTAAAGGGCAGTCTTACCCATCGAGGCAAGAGCGTGAGCCCAAGGTTTGTTCCTGTTCGCATCGAGGGCGGACACGTAAGCATCGGTCAGAAGGAAGACCGGAGCAGAGGCCGGGGCGATCGCTCCGTTGTAGACACGGCAGAAGATTGGGAGGTGAGTCACCGCCCACAGCCGCGACTGGCCCAACGGGACCGTTAGTTCTTGTTCACTGAGGACGATGCCGGTGTTGCTGTCCTGGATGGTGAATTTCACCGAATCGTCGTCTGCGATAATATCGAATGTATAGTAGTTGGTTCCGGTTAAAGATCCGGCCACGTTCGTACCAGTGATATCTGTGCCGTTGATGGTCAGCACGGGCTGTACAGCCCCACCAGTCGTGAATTGCCAGTAGGCTCCGTTGGCGATCGCGGTGGTGCCAGAGGGTAAACCGAAGCCGAGTTCGGCAACCGAGTTTGCCACCGTCGAGATACGGGCACGGAAACGAACTGCCAGAGGCGTCCTCTGGGTCTTCAAGAACTGTTTCAGAGAGATGAACGTCGTTACGGCGTTGGCCGTAGTCAGAGCGGTGTTGTTGAGGTTGATACCAGTCGCGGTCTGAGCAGTGACGAACGTGGTGTTGGTATTGACCCACGCCGAGCTATTGAGCGTTGCACCCTCGACCGGCTCATGGAACATGGTATTGTGCCACGTTGTGCCGAGCGAGCCGATGCGGTCAGTCCTGGCGATGCGGAAGTTACCATCATTCCACCCGCCGATAGGTAGGCCAGCCTTCGAGATTCCCGATTCACTGAGCTTGTTCAGCAGGCAGACGGGGTTACCATCGGCATCATACAGAACAGCACGAGCCCCCTTCGCACCAGGATCGATGGTGAGGAGATCGGAACTTGCCCCGCTCTGGATCTGTGCCATGGTATCACCCGATCAGGTAGTTGACGTTGTACTTGCCAGTAACCGGCCCTGGGAGTCCATGCAAGAACAGAGTAATGATACCTGCTCCTGAGACGTACCCAGACCCGACAATGGCGTCCATTTCGTTCTCATCAGCCGCCCGACCAGTCGCAGCCGCCGCCGACTGAACAATCATCACCTTGTTCGTCACCAACGCCCCGGCATGGGCTATTTCGAATTTCTTACTATACACCGGAGTAGCACCGAAGTCCACCTCCGTCGTGTAGAAGGTGGTGCCGGTTACTCCTGGCGGCAGAAATCGCGGGTCGAGCTTAGCCATTACGCATCATACTCAACAGTCAGTTTGTCACCACTGGCAAGGATGCCATCTAAGGCCAGACTATCCCACGTCAGTCTGGTCGTCACCGTCCCGTCCATGGCGTAGTCGTCGCCATAGAACTGAGCAGGAGCACCCTTCACCAGCAGAATGACGCGACCAGCCGCAGCCGGCGTATTTGCCAGCGTTACATACTTGTTCGTGATGTCCCCACCAGCCAGGGTGAATGTCTCCACCCGTCGTGTCACGCTCAACTGACCCAACTTGGTGTCGATGCCCTTCAGGTGGGAGGTCAGGTCATCGACGCTGGTGCTGAAGGTTGGGACCGTAGCCGGCGTATAGTTGGTCGGGTCCCAGGTGATGTTGAGCTTGTCGCCATCAATCTCGACCGCTCCGCCGGTGATGAAAGCAGCAGCCACCACGCTAATCGCAGTGCCACTACCGCCGGTCAGACCGTTCCCCAGAGCGGATGAGTTAATCTGGGTGGCGGTGATCGCACCGTTGACCAGGGTGATCCCGCTGCCGCCAACACTGAAGAATGCCGAGTCCAAATTGACCGAGACGCTGTTAGCCCCAACCGTCAGCGAGTTGTCACCAGCCACAAGATCAATGGTGTTGCCGGTCTTGGTCAGACCTGCCCCGGCAATCACCTGACCGGCTCCGCTGAACTGAGTCCAGTTGATGGCGGTGGTACCGAGAGTGACAGCCCCATCGGTGGTCATCACCCAGCCGGTGTCGGCATTGACAGTACCTTCTTCGACGAAGACGAAAGTTCCGGCCGAGAGTTCAGCAGCGGCATCGGCGTCAACGGCCCGGCTCCAGGCACCGGCTGCCACGAAGTAGATGCCATTCTGACTGGCGGTGCTCTGATCCTTCACCAGGATGCGGTCACCAGCGATCAACACCACACTATCGACGGTCTGCGGGCCGCTGAGGGTCAGGTTCCCGGTAGATGCGGCCCGCACGCTAGGCTTGACATCCAAGCCCTGGATCGCGGCATCGACGTACGCCTTACGGACCAACTGGTTGGCACTGGTCGGGTCTACCGAAGCAGTCGGTAGAGCGGTACCGAAATCCCACACCGCGGTGATGGTGCGAGTCAGGTCAGTGCGGGCAATGACGCTGCCGTCAGCCAACATTGCATAGGTGATACCAGCAGTCTTGACGTTGACGCCGTTGTTGGTCTTCTCCAGAGCCCCAGCCGCATCCAGCAGCACTGTCAGAGCGTTGGAGATAGACGTCAGCGACTGCGGGTCGTAGTTGATGAACTTCGCAAGGGTCTTGCTCATGGGAGCTTCTGGTACATGAAAGTTATGTTGTCACCAGCCTCTAGAAGTCCATCCAGTGTGAAGCCGGACCACGTAATTTTCTTCGGATTGGTCCCATCAGCAGCCCAGGCATAGCCTTGCCTTTGGAAAGCTGCCCCTTGAATCGCCATAATGACGCTGCCGGTGAGGGGCGTCTGTGCAAGAAGCACAAACTTATTGGCGATGTCAGTCACCGTCAGTGTCATGTTCTCCGTAACGTGGATATGGTCCAATGCGGCCGGACGGATCGGTGCCAGACCCAATGAAAGGGCCGTAGCTGTCACGGCTTGTCCGATTGGCTGAACGACTGTAGCCGGGCGACCAACAACAATCGAACCATCTGGACCAAGGTAGTATGCGGCACCTTGTACGAGATTCGCAGTTCCTGCTGGATATGTCCAGTCGTTAAGATCAACGATCCCAGCAGTGACAATCCGCCCCATAGTACCGACGCCGATACCCTCAGCCGCCACCCCAACAGCCGGAAAGCTCAAGTCAACGTTGGAGGCGAGAACGACACCGCCAACCACGCTGGCCACTGGTTGACCACGCCGAATCTGGCTAGCACTGACATTCACCTGACTGATGATACCGGTAGCCGCCGTGGTGTCGGCTGGTGTTCCACTACCAACTAAGACCCACTGTGTGGCGGTGGACACGTACCAGTCACTACCAACAACCGCCATGTCACCTTGGCGGATAGCAGTAGGCAGATCGCTAATGAAATCGCAGATATAATATCGAGCAGTCCGACCGGCTCGGTTTGTTGGCAAAATGCAAGTGGTACGTGCCATTAGTACCTCACCATAATGGCATCGCAGATTACGTCGTCGGCCGCCAACGGACTTTCGTCACTATGGCCAAAGACCGTAAACAACCAGTCATTACCAAGAACTCCAGGGACGAATGTCGCCCTGGTGTTCTGCGGGCTGTTGCCTACCAGACCATCGGTGATAATTGGGTGACTGGTCCCATTTGGGTCGATCGCGATGGTGCCAGAAAAACTCCAGTCCAACCCGTTAGGGTAGATAGTCAAATCGTTTTCACCAAACTGTGCTCCATTCAGGTACAAGTGAGCACTCTTGGCTTTATCGTTAGCTGCGAACCTCCCCCATACCCTAAAGAGCACCGCAGTGTTCTCATCAAGGGTGTCGGTTGGGAATTCGAGAGATGCCAAAAGCTGCGGGTTCCCACCACCATCAGTAGTCGCGAATGGCCCAATTGCAGTGACCGTCTGCATGTGCCCGGCACCACTACCTGGGTTCCCAGCAGCACCATCTGTTAGCCATGCCAGATACTCTTTGAGACGGTCGCCTTTACTGATGCCGTTAAGAGCGTCAATGGCCTTTTCCGGGATGTCTAGTTCTATTTCCCCGGTCTGTTTGTTGAATCGGCTTGTCAGTTCGACAGTGGAGCCATCTTGAAGAGCAATGCGGCCGAAGAAAGAATGGAAAAAGGCGTCATTGGCTACGGCACCGCTGCTGGCGGACTGCTTCCGCAGGACCGCAGATTGCTGGGTCAGAGCGTGTTTGCCGACCCGGTAACTCACTCGTGGTGCACGGATTGCCATTTAGTCCATGAGGGTTTGAGTGATCTTCTTCACATCCTCGTTGACCACAAACAAAGCTTTATCGTAGATTTGTACACCATCTTTCCAGATGCGGCCGTTGTGCCCAACAACAGCAGCGTCCCCGGCAGCGTTCTCTACGAAATTGATGATGCTTTCTCGCAGATCAGCGGGGAGTGGCTTAGACTGATCCTCCAGTTTGCCAACGAACACGAAATCCTCAAGGACCTCGGTCGCCACAGCATGACCCTCTTCGATCCGGCATAGGACCATCCAGTTCTGAGGTGTGTGTTGGATAGTCAGGCCGACTTGATTGAAAGTCTTCTCCAAAGCGTAGAGGGTCCGAAAATTCGGGCAGCTTTGGAGCTTACTGACGACTAATGGCAGGCTTGGATTCACGGCTGGCCTCCTCATATTATATTTATGGCCAGCACCTCTGAAAACAGAGCGAGGGCCGGATGTCCGGCCCTCGCCCGATGTGACTAGTTACTGTTAGACCGCCGTGGCAGCAGCAACCACGCCGCCCGCGGCCAGGACCTCTTCGGCCGAGAAGCTCGCCCCGGTCCGGAGCACCGCGAGGTTCAGGACCACGAATTCCAGTGTGCTTCATAGATTGGCCAAAAACCAAAGCCAAATTCGGACACGACCAGAGTACAATCACCGGCAAAATGCCAGTCATCGTGCTCTGTACCGAATGCAAAAACGAACTCACCTTCAAACTCAGCTCCATCCGACCCAACCACGGCAAACCCTTCCACCCCACCTGCCGTAGCTGCAAACAACGATCGGTCTGGAAAAATCAAGACTACGCCCAGAAGCAGAGTGAGGCACAACAGCGCCTCACAAGCGAACGATGGCAGTCGGACGAGTACCGCGCCAAGGTCTCCTCCGGAATTGCCGCCGCCCACGCCAACAACAGCACCTACCACACCCAGGCTGTCACCGCCCTCCGCTCGAACGAGGCCAAACGCCTATCCAATCTCAATGTAGCCAGAGAGGGTTACAGGCCAAAATTAGCCAACGCGGCCAGGACGAACTGGAACAATCCAGAATATCGGGCCAAGCTGGTCGAGAAGCTTCGCTCCCCGGGCACCAAGCTCAAAATCAGCGCCGGAGTCAAAGCCGCTTGGAGTCGCCCAGAATATACAAAGGCCGTCTTATCAAACAATAAGAGCAAGCTCGAAGATAGCCTGGCCGCTGTCCTGGATAACCTCGGGGTGGGCTACGAGCGGCAGCATCTGGTTGGCCATTGGCCGTTCGACTTCTGTGTGCCGGGTGAACCACGTAGCATTCTTGTGGAAGTCCACGGGGAATATTGGCACGGGGCGAGGTTCGAGAACCAGCGCGCCAGGGACCAGGCCAAGGCAACTTTCGTGGAGCGCTACCATTCTGACAGATACTTTCTTTCAATTTGGGCAACGCCCCAAGAGGCGTTGCAACACAGATCAGCGGCGGCGACCCGGTCAGCTTTCAATTTGGGCAACGCCCCAAGAGGCGTTGCAACAGGGACTCGGCTTCTGGCCGGTTCTCGCCGTGGTCCAACAACACCTCCGCGAGAACCCAGTAGGCAACACCAAATCAAGAAGGTCCACAAACACCAACCTCTCGCGAACCAACCATCTCCATCACATCCATAAAATACATAGACGGCACAGCAAGAGACCACATCATGGAACTCAAAACCTGCCGAAAATGCAAACAAGGAAAACCAGCCACCGACGAATATTTCTACCGCAAAAAGAACCACCTCACCAGCCCCTGCAAACAATGCCAGAGACGCAAACAAACCAAATACGACAAAAAACACCCCCGCCCAACCGGCAACGCCATCAAACAAAAGAACTACAGAACCAAAAATCAAAACAGACTCCAACGGGAAAAGAAAAGCAAACTCAGCGACCTAAGACTGCTCGCACTCTGGCACTACGGCGGCCAACCCCCATCCTGCCAATGCTGCGGTGAAAAATCCATCCAATTTTTATGCCTGAGCGGCGAACACCGCCAGCAGATCAACAGCTACCGGCTATATCTCAAAGTCAAAAAAGCCGGCTACCCAAAGGGGTACGAGGTATTATGTCAGAACTGCTGTCATGCCAAAATTACTTACGGAAGCTGTCCTCACCAGCATAAAAATGAAACTCAGCATCATCGCCGAAAACCACCCAGTAGTCCGTGACGCCGCCCGCGCCATGGGGGCACTAGTCCGCCACATCAAACAATTCGGCAACGACGGCGAGAAAAAAGCATTAGGAATTTTCCTAAAGGCCCCAAGTGCCGCCAGTTGGGGACGCACCAAGTGGTTGCTAGACTCCGCGATCCAGGCCAACCTC